AGGCAACGAGCAACAGGATAGTGAAGATAACCGGAATAGCCTCGTGATCCGAAGGCGAGAGACTCCGTGGAGACTACGGCTAGTGTGGGAGCCGACGGAGAGGCCCACACCGCTACCGGGGGAGCGGACCAGCCCCCTTCCCGTGAAACAGGGTGGTTCCGAGGACACCCTGGACCCACGTATCCTATTCCTCGGAGAAAACAAAAAGGGAGAATGTAAATGAGTGACTTAAGCCCCGAAGAAAAGAGAAAATTGTTGGACGAAGCTCATCGTAAGATGGTCGAAATGATTGAAAAGGCTAAGCGAGAATACGTCGAGACCAAGCGGAAGCTCTATCCCGAGCTATTTGCTCCGCCTCCAGCCGAAGCTGCAAAAATCATCGAAGAACAGCAAAGACGAATCAAGGAGCTTGAAGAAAAGCTCGCTCTGAAGGAGGGAGAGAAATGATGAACGATGTCCTTGATAGGATGGGGAACAGCATTCTAAGCCTCATAGGGATAAGCAGGAACCTTAGTTCGGACTATCGGAGACTAATTGAGTTACTGTCTGAGAATAGGTACTTCGAGAGCAAGGAGCCGATGCAAATAAGAGATAGACTTACAGCAGTTGTACGAACCAAAGATGGCAAGGTAAAGCTGGACGAATCCGGAAAGCCGATGATTAGGGACACAGGCTGGAGCATCAATGGTTTGACGAACATTGGACTCGCAGAAATAGCGGGATTACTACTTGCGGACGTCACTGAAGTAACAGCATTTGACTATATAGCAATCGGAACTGGAACCACGGCTTTCGACCCTACTCAGACCTCTCTAGTAACCGAAACTCATAGAGAAGCAGGAACAGGGACGAGAGTAACCACGACTGTCACTAACGACACAGCACAGCTCGTAAGAACCTTCTCAGGCTACTCTGGAAGTGAAGACATAACTGAAAGTGGAGTCTTCAACGCAGCTACAGGCGGAATTATGCTCTGCAGACAAACCTTCTCAGCTCTCCCCATAGATTGGGATGCGGGGAACGCACTCCAGATCAGTTGGCGTATACAGTGCAAACAAGGAACATAAGTGAGATAGATGGGCTGGCTGAGTGGCTGGAGCTACAGGAAGTCTCATACGATTAATGGGTCCACTGCAGGAGCTCAAACAAACTATCAGATACGGATTAAGGTTCATAGGTCAGTTGGAATAGACTCAGGAGAAGATGTTTACCTTGCAAAATATGATGTTGAGCAGGGAACTTGGACCGTCGATGGAAACACATATAACAACAGACTACTAATAACGGTAACTGAAAACAGCGGAACCGACCTTACAGACTACCAAGTAAGAGTAGTCGTAAACACAGAATGGCTTGTCTCCAAGGGATACGCCACCTCAACAGGCAACGAGGTTAGGTTCACGGATTCTGATGGTTCCACCCTCTTGGACTTCTGGAGGGAAAACGCCTTTAACCAAGAGGAGACCATATACTGGGTTAAAGTTCCAAACATCCCAGCATCGGGGAGCAAGGTTATCTATATGTATTTTGATCCAGACTTGACAGGCGTCTCAGACGCAAGCGACGCCGACTCAACCTTCATATTCTGCGATGACTTCTTAGGGGCATCCCTTGACCCTACAAAATGGTCGTTGAATGTTGCTGATATACCTATGCCTTGGGGAAACAACGACGCAGCATTCCAGCCAGCAAACGACAGGATAAAACTATACGATGGTAAAAATTCAGGTGGAAACGCAAAGGTGTTGAGAAGCATAGACTACGGATTCTACATAAAATACAAGGCTCAGGCTACCGAGGAAGTCTTCCAACTATACTTCTTCCTCCTGGATAGCGACAATTACTGGGTTCTCGAATGGCGAGGCTACAAGACGGACGCCATCAGGCTGATAAAAAAGGAGAGTGCCACATCAACAGTTGTTGCATCCAAGTCAGGCTACGGAAGTGTAAACGGCGTCTTCGAAGTCTATGTAGCCCCAAACAGGATAGTCGCTTATTACGCAGGAACAAAGGTGATAGACTACTCAGGAACAATCACTGCCTACGGCTCAAAGATGGGCTTCGCATCAGGAGGAGGAAGCGTAGGAACGTACGGATACCTCTACGCACCTCCAATCATCATCACAAAATATGTTGATCCAGAACCTTCAGTAACCGTAAAAACTCTTTACCGTTGCAGGACTGATTTTGGCGACATAAGATTCACAAAGTCAGATAAAGTGACTCAATTAAACTATTGGATAGAGGAAAAAGTAGATGGAGACTATGCCATCTTTTGGGTTAAACTTGACAACATACCTGCAAGTCCAAACTCAGTAACCATATACCTTTACTACGGAAACCCAAGTGCAACGACAACAAGTAATGGAGACGATACTTTCATCTTCTTTGACGATTTTGAAGGCGGAACCCTCGAAAAGTGGACAGAAAAAAATGGCGAAGTCATAGACGATGGAACAGGCAATAAGGTATGTAGGTTAACTGCTGAAGTAAAAAATAGCATAAAAGCAACCGTTCCACACAGTAATGTCAGTTTAGAATTTAAATATCAAATGAAGTCCATAGGACCCAACGGACCCAGACTCGACGCAAGAATACGGATGGTAACCTCTCGCTTCTACACGTCAACACAGGAAGTAGGCGCATATGACTATGGGCATAAAATAAGGAAATACGTTGACGGCGTATGGACAAAATTGGCTGATAACAATGTTAATTCTTATACTTTAGATGTCTGGTATAACAACTACATGCGTGCAAGTGGCACATCTTTATTCGCATTAGTTGCCCAAGGACCTTCCCTTTCTGCGACAGATTCAGAACTGTCCTCAGGTGACTACATCCAATTCGTAACTTGGGGCTCTGGTAACGTCCTTTGGTTAGATGATGTGCGTCTCAGAAAATACATTTATCCAGAGCCAAGTCACGGAGATTGGGGAAGCGAAGAAACACCCGCTGTTCAATACTATAAGACTTTAACCGAAGGTTTAGGTTTAGCTGACACCGTTGTGAAGGCTCCTTCGACGGTTAAGTTCGAGAGCTTAGGCTTATCGGATGCAGTAACAGCCACGAGGCTACTTGTTAAGTCCCTAACTGAGCTTTTAGGGTTATCAGATGTTACGATTAAAAGTCCTTCCATAGTTAAGGCTGAAAGCCTTGGGCTATTAGATGTGTATTCACGAGTTTGGTCTGTTTACAGAACATACTCCGAACTTCTAGGATTGGCTGATGTTGTGAAGAAGGAGCCGAGTAAAACGTTTTCCGAGTCTCTTGGCTTACTCGACTGTTTAACAAAGGCGTCGTTCTCGAGAAAGGAATTAATAGAACTCCTTACATTTCTCGACTTAGTTCAACTAATTCCAATCCATGTTGCAGTCATTACTATCTTAAAGCTTGCCGAGAAGTCGACTGCTTTATCTCTTACTGAGAAGAAGACTTTATTACAGCTTGCCGACTTCTCGACAGCCCTAACCCTTACTGAGAAGAAGAAAATCCTAGAGATTGCCGAGAAGATTGGCATCTTGAAACTACGTAAGGAGGTGTAGAAATGGTCTTTGAAATAGTTCGAGGGGATTACGGCCGCACTTACCGCGGGATCATCAAGGGAGTTAACCTCTCCGATTGTACGGCTGTCATCTACGTCTGGGATAGACACGACAAAAAAGTGATCGACGGCAAAACTTGCTCTGTTTCCTACGTACCTCCGGATACCTATGTAGATTTCACGATCGAACCTGGTGACTTCGATGTTGAACCTGGTGTCTACTATGGTCTAATAAAATTTATGAAGGAAGGTGTAGTCGAACGGACACTTCCCTTCACGTGGAAAGTTTATAGAAAGGAGCCGTGAGAAGTTGACTGATTCTACAATTCGTGAGCGCCTTTCGAAAGTCGAAACAGAAGTGAAGTTTCTCAGAGAGGGAATCGAAGAAGTCTCACAGAAGTTGTCGGACTTCAAGGGCGACATCTACCAGCGGTTTGAAGACATGAGCAACCACCTCTCGAAGATTCGAACAGAGCTTGTGGTTCTCCAACAGGCATTTGAGTCACATGGTTCTCTCAGTGGCAAAGAGAAAGCAAGTGTCATCGTTGCATTGATTAGTAGTATCTCAGCAATCATCGTCACAATACTAAGGCACTAGACAAACATCCTACTTTACATATCAGAGTATGCTAAGATTTGTCTGCAAAAATGTTTATGCTAAGTAAGGGTTACCTTGCGTGTGCCTTTGAAACAAAAGGACGGATCAATCTCCGCGTGGACAAAGGCTACCTGTATCCGTACGTATCAATACGGAGCACGAATAAACGTTGGCTCGAAAAGTTGAAAGAGATGTTCCCGAAGTTCCGCGGGCCGTCGTCTGTGTCAAAGTCAACCTATGGTCTTTTCATCTACAATCTCAACGATATGAAAGAATTCCTGGAATTAATTTATGATGACCTTACGGTTAGTAAGCCTGATGTCCAGCGTATCCTCGATTATATTGAGGCTAAGTCCAATGGGGCTGGTACGCTCCGCTTACTTCAAATTCTCGAGGGAGAATCGAAGCCAAAGTTGAGAGTGGTAGCATGACAGTCACAATTTCAGACGTCAGGGAATTCCTGAAGGATCTTCCAGCGGAATTCGTATCTGATGCTGCAGTCCAAAAGCAAATTGATCTTGCGCAGTTCATTGTCGATCATGAGAAGTCAGATAATGCGACAGCGGAGGAGGTTGATAAAGCGGTTTTGGTGTTAGCGTCGTATCATACGGCTGTAGCGTATGCTGCAGAACTTGAACGGTCACTTGGTGTACTTCCTCCGCAACTCGAGTCATGGTTGAGGATCCTTGAGTCAATGTCTGAGAAGGTCCTTCAATATGTGAAGAGTGGAGGGGCCGCACAAGCAGGAAAGATCTCCCTTAGTGAAATGATATGTAAACTTTCCGACACGATAATGGACTATGTGAGGAATGAGAACGTTGGGTTGGACTGACACATTCAAACAAATACTATCTAAATTGAAGAGCGACCTAAAGTCTCTTAAGATCGATGAAAATGCAGCCTTCGATGCAGTTTACATTGGACGCAAAGCAGCTCCAACGCAATTCCCGTGTGCGTTTATTTTTCCAAGACGCGTGAGAGAACGTCCAGCAACTGCTGGAACTTCCGTCTACGAGATACAATTCGAAATTCGAGTCGTGTCGAAGGCTGTTGGGGGAGAGGCCGGCTTGACTGATGCTCTCACAAGGATCGGTGCGGTTGAAAGTATGTTGATCGCCGACCGATCCTATGGTGGGCTCGTCGACAATTTGGAAGTTGACGAGATCCAACCGGAGATTGAATTACCTCGCGTTAGGGAGAGACATGAAAGTGCTCTCCGAGTCACGTTCAGAAAACTAATGTAACAAGGTTGAGATATAAAGAGTAAAGGAGGAAGGAAGATGGGAAAGAGATTCATTGGGATTGCCGAGGAGACCACTTACGGGACGGCCGTGAGTGCAACGGATTGGATCGACGTCGTCTCTGAGTCGATCACGTCCGAGCAAGGATTCATCGAAGTGGAAACTGCAGGTATGCGAGAACGAGTCAAGAGAGTGCCTGGACCGTACAACGTCGGCGGATCCTTCGATATGATTGTCAACGCTGATAACATCACGAAACTGTTGAAGTGGCTGTTAGGCGCTGCAGAAACGACCGATGACGGTTCTTCGCCGACTCCACTGGCTTACAGACACGAATTCACTCCCTCGCAGACTCTGAAGTCCTTCACGATGGAAATCTGTCCGGACGTCGGGAATCAATCCCGTCAGGTCGTTGGCTGCATGGTCAGCAGCATCGCATTCGAGGCATCTGCGAGGGAACTGCTCACTGCATCTGTCGACGTCATCGGACAGAAGGATTCGCTAATCTCTCCGTCGACTCCGACGTTCAGTACCTTACGTCCATTCATCTTCTTCGAAGGCGTCGTAAGTGACGGTGGAAATCCTATTTCGGATGTCGAGGCATTCAGAGTGACGATTGAAAACGACATACCTGACGATGCGTACGTCCTTGGCGACAGGTTCCGTCCGGACTTAACCAAGAGAGTGCAGGGTATGACTGTTTCAGGCGACATGGACATAGCTTTCCTTGACTGGGATTACTTCAAGAAGTTCTATGGTTCTGCGACAGCAACGGAGCCACAGACGTCGATAACTCCGTTGGCGCTGAAACTGACGTTTACCGGTGAGTCCACTTCGAGCTCCGTTGAAGGTTTTGATAAGTTCCTCTTGGAGATCGACCTGCCGAAAGTTTACCTTGATACGTCTGAGGCGAACTTTGATCGAAGAGATCGCATTGTGCAATCACTGGGCTATACTGCTGTCTACGATGCTGTCGCCGGATACATTTGTAAGGTAACAGTGGTCAACGAGAACGAGTCTCCATAAGTGGTTAGGATGAGCTTCGAGGTCGACTCGGAGACCTTAAGGAAGGTCGCAGAGGAATTTGAGAAGGAGTTCGAAAAGGTTTCCAAGGAGTACGATGAACTACTCGAAGAGGCTGTCGAGTGGACTGCTGAGGAGATGAAGAGACAGGCACCAGTTTACACCGGTCGACTTCGAGAATCCATCACCTGGTACATGACTGAGGACTTCGCGTTCGTTGAAGTCTGGCATCCAGCTGTCTACTGGATTGAATTCGGTGCACTACCTTCCGTCGGAGCATTCCAACCACTCCTTGGACGTCGTCTGCGATATGGTCGACATCCAGGGACGCGACCGTCACACTTTCTATTGAGGACGTTCCTCGCACTTGACACATATCTCGAACGTCAACTTTATCGGCTGTTTAGGAGGTGAGAAAGTGGTAACAATAGAGGAGTACAAGGCGAAACTGAAGAAGAAGGTGGTCGTTCCATCTGGTTTGGGGCTGACCATCCGTCGGATGCCGTTGAGAGTTGTTGTCAAGCTCTTTGAGATCATGCCGACAGTCACTCGTGGAAGGACTGCTGACGACCTAGCACGCGACCCAGAGTATCTTAGAAAGTTGCCTGAGCTCATTGAGTTAGTACTCCCGGAATGTGTCGAGGAGATCCCTGAGAAGTTGAGCGTCGATGAACTTCTACCAGATGATGCAATGGCACTTCTCGGCGAGATTTTTGACTTCAGCGGTCTCGGCGAGGAAGCTGCTCAGCGGAGAGAAAGGTTTCGCAGGGAGTGACTTTGGCAAACTTGTAGGTTTCGTTGGGCAAACATTCGGTGTGCGTCCAAGTGAGATCCTCCGAATCGACGATGAGGTCGAGGCCATCTTACTGGACGCAGCGATCGCAACAGAGCTTTTCAAAGAAATGGCACCTCCAAAGTCCGTAAAGGATCGGATCCTGCGGAAGCGACGACAGCTAGGGTTGTTGTAATGGTTGCGTCAGTCGACGAGTTTTGTCGAGGGAACTTGCCGAGCTCTTATATAATCATCAAAGGAGAACGTGAGTACCATGTCTGAATTAGAGAAACGTGCAAGAATAATCTTTGAGTATGTCAAGCCACGTACAGACATACCTAAGGCTATCACTACTGGTCTTCTTAGAATCTCTGAGGAACTCGACTATTTGAAGAAGAGACATAACATCGTCCTTGCATCAGGTGAGGAGTTATTTAAGACTCTCGAGAAAGGTACAGCATCTTACGCTGAAGTCTTCGAGAGGATGATGGGTGTTGCATCAGACATCGAGGAACAATACAAAACTTTAGCGAAAGAGAAGAAAATCCTCGCTTCAAAACGATGGGGTTCATCGATTCTTCAAGAGATCCTCCTTACCGATCAACTTGCTGAATCAACGAAGAACCTGATCGGTTACAAGGAAAGACGAATCGACGCGAAACAAGAGATGCTAAAAATCCTCGGAGAAGTCGGACAGAAGCTTGCGGACTATCTGAAACTCCTTGGATTAGAGCCAAAACTTGCTGAACAAGCTGTCAAGCGATACGACGCGTATTTAGATATCAATGCGAATCTCATTCGCCAAATTGCACTTTGGCGTCTTGAGTACAACAAGATTATCAACCTGGAAAAAGCACGTTATAGAGGATTAGGTCGCTGGATTTCGCGTTTATCCGAGGCTCAAAGAGCGGAGAAAGCTCAACGCATCGAGGCACTTCGCGAACAGATCGCTTTTGAGACTGAAATTCAATTAGCAGAAGCCTACAGCAAAGCTTTGGTCAGGTCGTTGGACGCTGTTAAAAGGATTGCCGATCAATATAAGCTGACTAACAGACAGCGTGCACTCAGTGAACAGTGGGTGAGTCGTTGTATTGATGCTGAAAATCGCCTTACAGAACGACGAAAGTTCTACTACCAGACTGTCAACAACCTTCTCTACGGATACAATGCACTTCGCAAAGCCTTGATGAAATATCATAGTGGTCTCTCTAGGACTGATTCATTAGTCAGAGAGGCTGATGAGACATTCACTGCAAACAAGAAGGCCGTCGATGCAGTTACAAAAACTGTCTGGAATGCAGCTGTCCAATGTTTTGGTTTGGAAGGTGCTCTGGAGAGACTTGGCAACAAAGCACTTTTCGCTTCTGAAGTATCCAGTTTGCTCGCCAGAGGTCTCAAAGTCGATTCTGCTGTTGTTCGCTATACGCTGCCCCTTCTTGAGGAATTTTCTGCGAGAATTGACGATCTCCGCAAGGAGTTAGAAAAATCAACTGATGTGAAACTCGAAGCTCCAATGAAGTCTACTGCGGAGTGGCTTGCAAAGGTTGCCGGTAAAACTGTAGATCTTACACGGAAGGACCGACAGAGACTCGCCGCATTACAACGACTGCTTGGAGCACAACGCAAGACACTGAAGGACCTCGGCGACTACAGAGAGGCATTGGAACGCCAAGTCAACGCACAGGCTGCTTCGGAGAAAATCATTCTTTCGACATCTAGAGTCGTAGATGCAGCTGGAAGGATCTTCGAACAAACTAGTGAGCGGTGGAAATCTGGTGCGAGAACTGCATCGGAGAGACTTGACGCAGTTAGTGCGTCTCTTGAAGACAACCTTGAGACAATCATTCACACACTCTCACCGACAGGACGGGAAGCAGCCGATGTTCTCAACGCAATCTTCGAATACAGCGAGAAGTCTGGTGATTCAATCGAGGGTGTCGCAGCTGCTCTCGCTGACATGTGCAACAAAGGGATTTATAAGAATCTCATTCCTGCAGGGACAGCTGCATCCGAAGCCATTAAACTTCTCATTGGACATCTCGAGACTGGTGCGTCTCCTCCACTCCGAGGTGTGCTTGAGAGAATTGGAAGTTGGCTTAAGCGAGTCGCAAAAGATGCTTGGGTAACTCGTGTTTCGTGGTATCGCTATGGCGGAGCTGTCGATAAAGCCATCTACGAAAATGTGAAGTTTATTGCATCCACTGAACAACTAGAAAGAGAGATAGACCAAATCATTCGTGACTCCCGTGATTTGATCGAATGCCTTCTCATAAACGAATTCGCTGAGCGAGGACTTACCCTTACTAGCGATCAGCTTGCTTTTGCTTTTGCTAGAGTCGCAGTAAGACTTCGTGAACAACTCAAAGCAACAGCCTTGGCGAAGCAACAGACCGACAGGTTTTCCGCGGCCCTCAAGCCGTGGCAAACTCGTCTGGCTCGTACGGGATATCGTCTCGGATGGTTCGGTTACAGGACGACTATCGTCGGCAGGATTCTCATGCGTTGGTGGCTTGCACCGATCCAAGATGCCATCCAAGCATTTGTTAACTGGCAGAAAGCTGTTGGACTGATGACATTAGCCATCGGTATGCTCGGCGCAACTGCACATCTTACTGGTCGGCGGTACGGCTTCCTTCTCGAAGGAGCCGAACGGATAATGGAGATCGGTCCAAAGTTTACTGCTGCGTGGATGTACATGTCAGCTGTCATGCTGCGACTGTCTCTTGAAGTCGCTGAACCGCTGATTCCGCTGTTCTACGAAATCGGTGATATGCTGATGGAGATCGCTCCAATTGTGCGTGATACTCTCGGGAATGCATTGAGAACCCTCGTCGGACTGGTCATCAACAACATGGACGTCATCAAGGAGTTCATCATCGCAATCCTACCTCCTCTTGCATCGGGATTCATCTGGGGTGCGAAGACTCTCATAGGACTGGTCAATGCCTTCGTCAATGCTTCAACTGTTCTCGGTCCGTTCCTAAATCTTGGCGTGAAACTCCTCGGTTTCTTCATGTCATTGTCGCCGTTACTCGTACCAGTTGGACTTGGTCTTTACCTGGTGAGCTCGGCGTTAACAGGCTTCGGAAATGTTCTCTTACCAGTAATGGGATATGTTGCGAAGTTTATTATCATGCTAGTGAACTGGCGTGCAACGCTCATTGGAGTCGCATTTAAGATCAGCGGATTCATAACGACTTTGATGTCGCTGAATCCGTGGATTTTGGCGATTGTAGCGGCTGTCACTGCAGCAGTCATCATCTTCATTAAGTGGAAGGACATCGTTAAGTGGATAACGAATCTCTTGGAGAAACTTAAGAAAGTCCTCGGGGGTGTTGCTAAGTGGTTCAGCAACATCTTCGGTGGAGTCAAAAAGGCCACAGACTCCATGGAAGGAGCAGTCAATGCGACTGCCGAACTTGGAGAGAGCTTTGATGAAATTCAAGAAGACCTTCAAGGATTCTGTTTCAGACATATCGCTCCGGACATCCGTCGGTTTGCAGAGCAGATGTCCTACGCAACGATTCAGTCGAGAAGACTTCACGAGGAGCTCACTGGACTGCAAGGAAATCTCGGAGGTATGCGTGGAGGAATGCCCGGAAGTTTCGGAGGTCCTCTGTCTCAGACAGTGTACGTAACTGTTGAAATTGGAACCGTAACTTCGGAGGTTGATCTCGATCAGATTGTTGATGCAGTCAGTCGAGGGATTGCAGAGTCACGGAGGCGTTTGGGTTGAAAGTTTCCTCCTTAAGAAGGAAAGAATTCAAAGAAATTTCCTCTGTGGTGAGTTTACTTGTCGTGGATACTTGCTGAGATTGAATTGGACTCCTGGGAAGTCCCGAGAGTTGCAAGACGAAGATTAGCTCGAAAAATCGAACGAGTAGCAATGCTCCGAGGTGTGCCAGTATCCGTTGACCTTGGCCTTGAGAACGAATTGTTGACATTAGAGCTCTTCATCGATCCATTGAAGGCAGTTTCGTTGAAGGAACGCACTTACCAGTATCGTGTTTGGAGAATAGTCGCTCCGAAGTATAGTGGGTATTATTATGTTGAGTCTGCCGAAATTGGAGAGGATGCTGGTCGTCTTGCCGCAGTTGACGTCAGACTCATATTCGTGAAAGTCGGCTCGACTGCGACCCACGTCGAGTCGTATTATATAAGCACCTGGAAAGTTACGAACGACTGGGGAATATGAGGTGAGAAAATGCCTGCGTATGAAATCGCACTGCCTGTAGGTGCTAAGAACATAAAGATAGAAGGAACCGACGTTACTCCATCCTTTTACAGATACTCCAAAGACGGAGCGATTCCGATAGTCGCCCTCTTCGGCGGAGACGAGTTCATCGGCGAGGTCCTCGAAGGACAGTGGAAAAAGGCGACGCTCTCGGGCTTTGATGACTTCGTCGCTAAACTATCAAGTGGTCGAGTTGAGTTATCGGGGAGTTCATCAGACGGCTCAGAGCGTTCCGCCTACATATCCTCGAGTCATCTGGCGCCGTTGTTAAGCGGGGTCGTTTTGACGGTAAACCTCAAGGTGCCTGCGGCGGTCTCAAGCGGCAAGATTGTTTCTCTGCGCCTTTACCTGTCTGACAGAGAGGACCTTGGAACCGCAAGCGACTACCTGAGAATTCAAATCCGCAACAATAATGGCACCTATCAATATCGCTTCGATGAGAACGAAGGCGCCCTAAAGGATTGGACGACTCTGACCAACGCGGAGGCGAACTTCCGCCTAACCTTTAGTGATGGACAAGTGAAACTTGAACTCGACGATGGTGCCTCAGGCGACTATACTCTCGTGGGCACCTACACACACCACTTAAACATCTCAAAGGGCTACATAGGGCTCATGATTGTGTCAAACGACACCGTAAGCCACGCTGTTTCCAGCGACTTCGTCCGCGTCACCTATCCAGACTTCACCGTCACCTACGACCTCGACGATGATGCTTATCAGGGAGAAGGAGAGGAACTGCTGAAGAAGGCGTGGGACACAAGCGGAAAGGGGAATCACGGAGAGGTTCACGGAGCGACATGGATAAGAGACGGCAAGGTCGGGAAAGCCCTCGAATATGACGGCGTAGGCGACTACGTGGAAATTCCCCACGATTCTTCGCTTCATTCTTCTGAAATAACTTTAGTCGCAGATGTTAAACTTGACCATTTGCCAACTACCGATGAGGCATTCATAATAAGTAAGCAAAGTGAGTATTCTTTAGTCATAGATGAGACGGGAAAATTTGGCTATCTTTTCTATTGGGAGGAGGGTTCTTATACTTTTGTTGCAGCGGCAGGGGGCGAAGTAACACCTGGAGTATGGACTCATTTAGCAATAGTATATGACGGTTCTAATGTTATTGGCTACCAAGACGGGGAGATTGCTTTTGGTCCCACATCACTAAATAAGACAATCAAAGACAGTGGCTTAAGATTATGGATAGGGAGACGAGCATCAGCTTCAAACGAAGAACCAACGGATGGCATCATCGACGAAGTTCGCATCTACAACCGAGCCTTAAGCCCAGAAGAGATACAAACCCTCTACAACGGAGGCGAAGTAACTAATGGACTCGTCGGTGAGTGGAAGTTCGACGGCGGCAACAATCGAGGCGAAGTAATCGTCTGGGACACAATGGGCGAGACCGATGAGAGCCTATGGCAGAGGGTGCTCGACAAGGATCATGTGTTCATCGGAGACTGCATCATCGAAAATGGATTGGTGAGATTCAAAGTCGAATTGGAGACTGACGACTTCTGCCAGTGGGGCTTCTGGAACGGTAGCAGTTGGCAGATGTACAAGTTAGCCATGTCGGAGGGGTACAAGAAGGCGAGGGATTTCAAGATAAAGTCTCTAACTCCGGAAAGCGTTGTTGTCGAGTTCAAGAGCCTATTCTTTTATGCGACAGATAATGTAACCGAAGTTAAAGTCAAACGCGGTGAGCCGTTCGTTAGAATTTCTCTCGTCTCAGGTCTATCTAATAAAGACATGTTCTACAGTTATCCGTCTTGCCGGTTCTTTTACGGTCAGCAGTCGGGTATTATAGATGATACCCTTCAAACAGGTTGGCAGAGCATATATCGAGGTTCTGACAATCTGATTCTAAGACTGAGTCACACACAAGAGTTCTTTATCGCTGAGGCCAGAATGAAGAACAAAGCGTCCCAAAAGAGTTCTCCCACTTATGGTACCGTCGTCCAGGTCGGAGTCGGCGAAGAGATCCATATCGGAGTATCAGATTTCGATAAATATGCTAACCTCTTCAAGGAAGCCGAAGACGCGACAAGAAGTACAGGAGCAGAGATCGATACTACACAGACGGATGACAGTGGCGACTCGGTAAAACTTGACGCTCAGGGAGAATACGTCGAATACACGTTCATCGGAGGAACCGACCTCCCAAAGGGCAGATACATCGCCTTCTTCCGGGCTAAAGACTCAGCACAGGTAGCGAATGACTTCCAGATCCACGTCTACGACGAGACAGTTGCAGGTGGTAAGTATCTTAACGAGGAGAATGGAGACGTGCATAAGACTCTCACTGCATCATTTACTTACTACGGAATTGTCTTCGACATAACAGATGATGAGGACGGTCATACCATCCGCATAAGGGCGATGAAGGATACGACGTCGGCGAACAGCATCTGGGTGGACTACTTCCTCATCGTCCCCATCGGAAACGGCGAGTCGTGGCCCCAGGACCTCGCCCACAGTGCAATGAGAGGACTTTCGCAACGTTTCAACATCCTTAGGAGGTCATAGAATGTTGCGACAGCCGTCAGGGAAAGTACGCAATCAAGGTTTTCGTCAAAGGAGTACATGAGGTGATAGAATGTCTTATGAAGTGTATGTAGACAACAAGCCACTTGGTTACCTTAGTTACATTCTCGAAGAATTGAATGGGCACGAGGAAGCAGTCATAATACTTGAAAACAACGAAACTAACAGAGCATTGGTCCAAGAGAATGTCTCAGTAACTATCAAATACTGTGGAAAGACAATCTTCACTGGGACTCTCTTTGGAGTGAAATACTCTCCAGAGAAGCTTGAATGCATGGTGTATAACGATGTCTACGATAAACTAAAGAACTCCATAATCGAAAAAGAATATCCTGATCCAACTAGTCCATCGACAATTCTCTCTGACATTGCTTCAGCAGCAGGAGTAACAGCAGGAGAATGTCCATCAACACCTACAGTCTCTGTGAGATTCGACAAGACGGTCTGCATGGACGCAGTGAAGTTCCTTTGTGACCTATGCGATAAGGACTTCTATACAACTGATGGAACTACTATTAACATTGGCACAAGAGGCTCATCAAAGGGAGAAATCGAAATTCTGTCCTATCCTAGTAAACGTACGATTGATCGTTCGTCAGTAAAGAACCATGTTATCATTCGAGGAGTTGACAAAGATGGCAATGTCATCTACGGTGAAGCCCAAACAGGAGCCGGCGATAGAGTTGTCGTCTTTGTTGAAAAGAAGGCTTCTGATGTTGCGACACTCAACAAACTTGCACAGAGGAAACTCGCCGAATTACAGAAAGAGACAGTTGGTTCGAAACTCATTGTCGAGAACACTGTCGGTATGAATCTTGAAGTCGGCGATACGATTACTGTCATCAAGGAGGATCTTGGCTTTGATGGCGACTATCGCATCTATCGAATCAAACGGAAGGAAGAGCAAACGGAAATTGAAATCGATCGTCCTGAAGTCGTTCTTGAACAATTCCTCGTTGAGTTGAAAAACCTCGAGGAGCTTGGAATCTATCCAGGTCCTGTAATTCCGGTAGGGACGGAAGTAGAAGAGAAACAACTTCCGGTGTTCGACCCGTCACAGTTCTCTGCGAGTTTTTCTACTGTCGGTGCCTCTGCTTGGTATCAAGGTACAATATTTAAGTTACAAGCTCACGAGGATGGCTATTGGCGCCTAAAGGAAGTTGCGTTCGAAGCCAAGAGAACACTGAGTTCTACCGCTGGTAAAGTTGAGATAAAAGTTGAATGCAGTTTCGATTCCGGTGTATCGTGGACTCAGTATGGAAACATTCAAAGTGTCGAGACGGATACTTGGACAGAGTGCACTATCGCACAAGACATTGTGGGCAGCTACGGCCAACCGCTATGGGTAAAATTCAGTTTCAGAATTATTGTTACGGAGGCAGGTGAGGTCACTGGATACCTTCGCGATTGTGAATTGAGAAGGTGGTCTTTGTATACCACAAGTGCTAGTGAGAGACCAAAAATTGTCAAGAAAGTCTTGGACACAATGTCCTTTTCCGACGCTGCTACAAAGACGTGATAGTGATGAGTAGGATTATTTCGCGAGTTGGCGAGAAACTTCTTTGGCTCAAAGGGAAGGGATTGGTAATTGTTAGTTTGCTTTCTCGAAGTATAGACGACGTTTTGACTTTGATGGATGAGATAACAACAAAAGTAATTCCAAAACCTTCAGATGTTCTTGTTTTTGTAGACAGTTTGATTTGTTTCTTCTCCAGAATCGTAGGCGACACTCTTTGCCTCGTTGACGATATCATTTCAAGGGTTTTCAGAACGATGAAATTAGAAGTCCTGAATTTAAACGACGTGCTCTTTAGGAAGTTCATAATTAAAGTTGCGGATGCAGTTTCGTTCATAGACACTGTATCGAATTATTTCTCTCGACTTCTGACTGAAACACTTAGTCTGTCAGATATCTGGACTGGTTTTTTCAGAACGATGAAGGCTGAGATCTTAAATCTTACTGATGTACTCTATAGGAAGTTCATCCTTGTAGTCTCAGATATGTTCTCTTTTTCGGATTCGGTAGCTCGGCAATTTGAACGGACTTTAATTGAATCACTTAGACTGGCCGACCAGTGGGTTGCGAAATTCACATCAACAATAGCTGAAGTACTGTCGTTGGTAGACACGGTTTTCAAAAAGTACATCGTAGAAGCAACAGATTCCTTCTCAGTCTTTGATTCGATAAAAGGTTTTATGAAAACTGCCAAGACGGAAATACTATCACTGGTAGATTCTATAGGCAAAAAGTTCTTAACTTTCAAGGAGGAGACTTTGTCTCTCGCGGATCAAGCCTTCTTAGGACTTAACGGAATTCCAACAGATGCACTTTCTCTCTTAGATGACGTAACAGGAACAAAAGTAGGTCCTCATTCAGACATACCCCATTCAGAAGTTGCACATTCAGATATTGAGCACTCAGACAGTTACTCCGATGTAGAACATTCAGACATAGATCACGAAGACTATTCTGAATATCATGAGGTACCACATTCGGAAGTTGAACATTCAGAAACCGCTCATTCCGATATTGATCATAGCGATTATTATGTGGGATATAACGAAGTACCACATTCTGATATTCCACATTCAGAAACTACTCATTCTGACGCTCACAGTGATTATTATGTAGGCTATAACGAAGTTCCACATTCAGATTCACATTCAGATACTCATTCCGATAGTCATGATGATTACTATGTAGGATATAACGAAGTACCACATTCGGATGTAGAACATTCAGATATTGAACATTCAGAAGTTTCTCATTCTAATTGGTACGGTTATGACGACATCCCACACTCCGATTCACATTCAGATATTTCCCATTCAGAGGTTTCACATGAAGACTATTCTCCCCATGACGATGTTCCACATTCTGACTCATATTCAGATATCCCACACTCCGATCAATCTCATGAAGATTATTACGTAGCGTATCAGGATGTACCGCATTCTGAAATTGAGCATTCCGATTATTCCCCAGTACATTCAGACGTTGATCATGAAGACTACTGGGTTTTTGGAGATCATGATGACATTGCTCATTCGGATGTTTCTCATTCCGATATTGCACATTCAGATGTTCCCCATACAGACTACTCTCCTCATGACGATATCCCTCATTCCGATATAGCAGGATATAGTGATCATTCCGATGTCTCGCATTCGGACTATTCTACACATAATGACGTTCCTCATTCAGATATTCCATATTCAGATACTCCGCATTCCGATCAATCTCATGATGATTACTGGGTTGGACATGGTGATAGACCTTACTCAGACATTCCACACTCAGAGATCGCTCATTCAGAGATTTCACACACAGACTACTCACCACATGACGACACGCCCCATTCAGACTCTCATTCCGATGTTCACTCAGATGTTTCCCATGTGGACTATATTCCTTACAATGACGTGCCTCATTCAGACTCACACTCTGATATTGCACATTCAGAGGTGTCACATATCGACTACACTCCTCATGAAGACATTCCTCATTCAGATTCACATTCGGATATTGCTCATTCAGATATTTCACACGTTGATTATTCTTCCCACAACGAAGTTCAACATTCCGAAGTAGCAACTTATAATGATCATTCTGAAGTCCCTCATTCCGATGTAGCACATTCAGAAGTAGAACATTCTGATGCTATGCATTCAGAAATAGTCCACACGGATGTGAGTTAGCAATGTTTGAGTATGAAAAGAAAGACGTTATAGAGCTCATACAGAGGCTACTTCCAGAAGGTTCTGAGATCCTTTGCTTGTCTCTAACTGGAAGTAGAGCATTTGGATGGGGAGGAAAATACTACGACATCGATGTTAAGGGAGTATTTGCCTTCAAAGATTGGTGGGAAACTCTTCACTGGGGTAAAAGACTATACGATATCAACTTGGAAGAACTCTATCATGCCTTCACTTCTATTGAACGTAAGTCCTGGACTTTCTACGAAGATCTTTCAAGACCCTTCTACCTGCATCCAGACTTCGACTATGAGACAATGTACACCTTCTGCACAGCTGAGAATGTTAAACAACATATGGCTACAATCAAGATGCAACAGAAGCGTCTAGAAGTCTGGAAAAATCCCAGGACTGCTCTTCATTGTTATAGATTACTTCTAGTACCACTAAACTTCTTGAGGACTGGGGTGATAGAGATAGACGTTCTTAAGATCAATGAAGAGTTTGGTTACGAGGAATTATCTGCCATAGCAGAAGCCTACAAGGAGAGAAGATCTTACGATGTTAAATGGGATAACGTTTATAAAGACCTAGATGAACTGATGAAGATGCTAGAAAGTGAGCTAGAAGAGAGAAAGGACATGTTGGATAAAGAAAGATATAAGGAATGGAAGAAGAAAACTAGCTTGAGATTTTACGGTGAGGAGATATGACCATTCTAGTTGATGGTAGCTTGCTCTGTAACCTGAACTGCAAGTACTGCTATAACAAATACCTAAGACAGCAAGCAGTAAAGGAGGAGATCATAGACATAGAAGCCATCAAGAGATCCATGAGGTATCTAGTTGAAGATCTCAAATGCAGTAGAGAAATTACTATGCACGGAGGAGAACCAACCTTCTGGGACAGAGAAATGCTAGAGGAACTACTCTCTTACAGTTACAAACTAACAGGGAAGAGTAGTGTACAGACAAATGGAACACTTATTGACGATGAGCTGATCGAGATGTTCAAGAAGTACAAGACTTCAGTAGGTGTAAGCATTGACGGTCCTGGAAAACTGAATAGGTTCAGATGCAACGAGGCACTAACCAGAAAAATAATAGACAACATCTACTCACTGAAGAGAAACGGGATCAGTACTGGGATAATCATCGTTGTTCACAAGGCAAATGGACTTCCTCCAGAAAGAGAGATCTTGAAGGACTTTGTTAAGGAGATGTCCAGTATAGGGATTACTGGTAGGATGAATCTTTGCCTCTATCCAGAATCTGACGGGGTTCAGCTAAGTGTCCAAGAAGCTAAGGAGTTCTATCTTGACATGGCTAAGTTCCTAGAAGACGAAGGGATCTGGGGATGGTCTCCTTTCAAGGATATGATCAACTCTCTTCTAGGAAGGAGAGATGTAGTCTGTATCTTCAACGGATGTGATCCCTATGCAAGTAATGGAGGAATTGCCATCACCTCTACAGGAAAGCTTACTCCCTGTCACAAGTTCTATACTGAAGAACTGGAATACACCTTTCCTCAAACCAGTCTCAGGGATTATATTCTACAGAATACGGACTGTAAGGGCTGTAGGTACTTTCCCTACTGTCATGGAGGTTGTCCAGCTAATGCAAGAGACGGAGACTGGAGAAATAAAACACAGTGGTGTCCTGTCTGGAAAACTCTCTGGGAGTACTTCGAGAAGCGTCTTAGGTTCATGGGCTTTAAGCCAGTGGAGAAAAGCTGTAAGAGAACTGATCAGACTCGTAATCGTCCGCATGGAGATCACTGGGAGAGGATTTAATGTACGAATTTGATGTCATGCCGGTTTCAAGAGTGGTCTGGAAACTGAAGACTGATCTAGATCGGAAGATCTTTGACGAGATCAGGAGAGACTGCTGGCTCTCTGAACTGAAAACAGTCTCAGAGGGGTACAGGAAGTGTGCTACCACACATCTTAGAAGCGAGAGTGTGAAAGAAGACCTTGAGTTTCTAGAAAGCCTAGACTTGTACTTTCTGCCGATCAGGAAGTGCAGAAGAGTTCAGGGCTTTGCTCACAGGTTCTACGATCCAAAGCCTAATGAGCCTTATGATGTGTATGGCGTTGTGAGTAGAGATTTAAGATACGCAAGAGAGTTCAAGAGAGCCAGTCAACCACCTATTGACAACTCTGTAATCGGTAGACTTCTAGGATATCCAAAATGCTGTATTAAGTTCTTCAACGAAGTCTGGTACAGGAGCTACGATCCCATTTGGGTGATAGCAGAGAGAACGAGGGGAAGACTCAAGAAAGGCAACGAGATCTACATCAAGGACTTCTACCCTGAAGCTAACATTCTCCTGAGGTACTTTGGAGTCAGAGCTGTACCTCATCTAGTTTGTAGCTTCAGATGTAAGAAGAGTAAACAGTTCTCAAGGAACTTCCTACAGTTCGTTAAGCATAAAAAGATACTGATGGAGATCCTATCCTCTCCAATGATCTGGGACTGTTACAAGGGAGTTGCAATTGTTACTACGAACTGGTTTGTAGGAATAGCAAATTCGATGCCTTACGCTCAGAAAAGAAAGGTATATCTAGGAGAGAGGATATGACATAGGAGGTGAGAAAATGAACTGTGTAAAGTGCAAGTTGCGAAACTGGTACTACAGGCTGCTAGGAAAACTGATGTTTCCCGTACGGAGTCTTTCGGGTGGACTCTACATAACTGATCAGGTTGTCGCGACGCTTTACAACCCAGAAACTGGCGAAGTACTAAGGCGTATAGTGGGTCCGAAGATGCATAACAAGTGGTGGCATGAATACGGACTACATACAATAGGTAAACTTTTACGATACGGTGCGGCAGCTGCAGGCGCTGGAAAAGTGGTGCAAATGCGACTTGGTTCACAATGCAGCGACTCGTCATTTACGTTTATAACTGGGACAGAAGTAAATACTACGAACTCACACGTAATGACAGGTACTTCCACAAAAGTAACATTCACTGCAGAATGGGGTGCCTCTGGAGCAATATCCAACATTTGCCAGGCATTGATTCGAATAAACGAGTACGACGCAAGTGGTGCGTTCGATGCTGCCTGCTACAACTTCGGAACTCCATTCAACAAGCCAGACGGAGTTTCTTTGAAGATCGAGTGGACTACGTCACTAAGCTCGTCATGAGGTGAGTCTATGTCAGAAAACGGTTTGAAAGATAAGGTCGGCTTTCGTGACTCAGTGAAAATTACACTGAAGAAGGACGGCAAGATCATAAAACAATGGAAAGAAGAACATAACACGTGGATAACGTTTGGCAAACAGAAAATCCGGGATGCTCTTGCTGACGGTGGTTTCACGAAGATTGGATACATGTACTGTACCGCTACGACTGGCTCTTCAGAGCAGCCCACAACGAATTCTAAGCCTGCTAACGACAAAGCGCAGTTTGTAGCTACTTGGCCAGCTGCTGGTGCAATTACTGGCATAACAAAGTTCAGTATTAGGCAGACGACTGGTGGACCAGATCTTGCGGAGATATCAGTTACTTCTTTCGACAAACCCGATGGTATCTCGTTAGAAGTGACTTGGCAAACGACCGTAAGCTAACGTTTCCTAAGTCGACGGACGTTCAGCAGCATCGCTGAGGGCTTCCTTGAATACAGTTGCTGGATCTGACGGACCGATTGCTGACAGTATGACTGTAGCTAATGCCAGCGATGCTCTAACACCCAACGTATCAACTTTTTTCTCTGTCACTGACAAACTTAAGTTACTCTTGGCAATATAATATAAGGAAAAAACAATTCTAAACTTTCACAGTCCTCTTTATCAATCCGTAGGTCTGCAGGATGCCGAGGAACACTGGGATGGCCCAGTTCAACACTTCCTTGAAGACTGTTGAGGGCTCCGTCGAATTCAGCGCTATGTAGACATGTGAGACAACGAGTACAACGTAGACAATCAATGCAATCAATGCTCCGATGTTCACGACGTCTGCCTTGTCAAGCCACTTTTCCAAATCCATCTTATCACCTCCTCAGAGCTATTAGTAACTGTACAGTCCACCCAATCATCATTCCGAATACGAATTCCGCGATGTCGCCGGATGTCTCAGCAACGTCTTCACCATCGAAGACATCTAGAATTTGTTTCACGAGAAAAATCACGGTTAGTAGCCACTCCTGACGGAAAAGTACTGCTAGGTGCCCACAGATCACATGGACAACTGAGCCGAGATCCATCCGTACAACTGTCCTTAGGGATTGCATATCACTTCGACCTCTCCGACTCTCTCAATATTTGAAAGTTTACAGAAGATCGTATGTGTGTCGCTTCCAGCAAATAGCAATCCAAGGACCTTCGATTTCGCTTCGTCTGTTACGATTCCACTAGAACTGTCGCCACCAGCAGAGAAACCAACCTTACGGATTATCGCACAGTCCGTGAACCAGACTTCTCCGCGTCCATACTGTACACTTCCAGACCAGTGGACTCCGATGACGTTTCCTCCACGGGTCAACCCAGTGGTTCTGCCACACTTCTTGACTACATCACCGACTTCCGGATCTCGTTTACCGTACACCTTTCCGATGTTTAGAATCTCCAGTCTCGGAGTCGATACGAGCGATCCGACGATTCCTAAGTCGACGATGTTCTCCGGCGGATCTCGCTTCCTCCACCAGTTCCTCAATCCGAAGACCGACCGGAATGGGCAGCGATACGATGCGTATCTTAGTGGAACAAATCTCTTCAATTTGCCGATCTTATCGCTCATTGTCCCTCCGTCATGGGGACTCGGTTGGAGGTAAGCTTCGCCGATTTTCGCGGTATTTTCTCGTGCGACACAGTGATTGTTTGCAAGGATGACAAGCTCACCGTCGGTCTTATCCTTCGCGAACCATCCGAGAGTGCATGCCGTTCCCTTGTAGTTCATTGCCGAGACTCCTGCGAGAAAGGGCCGATACTTCTTCTTCGGGTCCAATCCAGATGCAGCGGCGGATCCGGGAAGTTCAGTGCAGCTTAACGCTCGAATTTCTCCGATCTCAACGACATCCGTCGGAATTCCTTCGATTTCCTCAGGTACAATATCCTTCAATGCCAAGGAAGTCCTCGGTTCTTTCTTTGTCACATACACTCGTATGACTTTCTCATCCGGATAGAATTTCTTGTGCCGTTCACGAGGAACTAACTCCTCTTCGATGCCTACTACGTTCTTCTTTCTTCTTACCTTTTTCCGGATTTTCTTCCAGAAATCCTTCTCCATCGTTCTCACCTCCTTTTGGTTTATAGAGACCTAATGCTTTGAGAACACCTTTATACTTCTCAATCGCACATCGAATGTCTTTAAGAGCTTGCTTTTTATTCGCACGACGACGGATTACATCCGTTACACGTCCTTCAACAATATTATATAAAGTTATTTCATAATAATCAAAATCACCAATGTAGCAGTAGATGTTCAGTTGCATATTCGCATACGCGATGAGGTAGCCTTTCTCCTCTTGTGTGCGATACGTCTTCAAATCGCCTACGTAGTCTTCTCCGATCAGATCAGGGACTCCGCGGACATTCCATCCATCGACAATCTTCTGCAACATTGTCTGATTCGTAAAGCCGAGTTCTCGATGAATTCTAGCACCTGTACTGCCGTATGAACGTCTAGGAAACAACACTCTCGCCGGGTCGAGATTTAATAACACTATCTGTGTCACAGATATCGAACGAATTGGATCGTCCAAATATTCACCTCCTATACTCGGTTGGATCGGGGATGCCAGCATCAATAAACGCTCGCTTACGCTCGATGCATGAACTGCAGCGTCCGCAGTGAATAGACTCTCCCTTGTAACAACTCCACGTGAGCTCGTACGGTACTCCGAGGTTCGCTCCAATTTTGACGATTTCCGATTTATCTAAGAAGATGAACGGCGCCAGAACCCTAAAGGACGGGACGTCTACGGCCAGCCTTATTGTATGTTCAATGGATCTCACAAAGACGTCTCTACAGTCCGGATAAACTCCTCGGTCGCTCCAGTGCGCAGCATAAGCAACGGCATCAAATCCCAGACTAACAGCGTATCCAGCCGCGATACTCAACAAAATCATATTCCGATTCGGGACAACTGTCGTCTTTAAAGTCTCATAATGTTCTGCCGTCTCTGGGACTTCAGGGACCTCGATATCTTCATGAGTCAACGCTGAAGATAACACCTCTCTCAATGGAGTCAGATCCAGTATCTTATGATACACGCCACATCGTTTTGCGATCTCCTTCGCCGCATTGACTTCCCTTCGCTGCTTTTGACCGTAGAGAATTGTTAGCGCTACGACATCTTCATGGTAATGTTTCAACCAGTAGAGCAACGTGCTACTATCGATTCCACCGGAGAGGAGACCGACTACCTTCATAGCATCTTCCTCCGGTTTTGCTCTCGGAGTGACATGAACTCAGAACGCGGTGCAGCGTTCCACAGGAATACTCCCCGACAAGCACTGCAGACGTACATTGTCGGAGAATGTCCTTCGATTATCTTGCAGGTATGCAGTGCTTCGGTCACTACGATCACTCCATGTGGCTCAAGAGTCTCCCAGAGTTCATTGGCAATCTGATCAGTCATTCTTTCCTGAATTTGGAAGCGCAATGCGTACTTCTGTACTAACTTGTCGAGCTTAGACAAGCCAGTTACATTCTTCCTTGGAATGTAACCGATGTCAACATAACCTACAAAGGGCATCAGATGATGCTCGCATAGGCTTAAAAACGGGATCCCGAAGTTTGCAACAAGATTGGATCTCTCAGTGTACGTCCTCTTCAGTTTCACCTTTCGGCCATACCCTTCAGTGAACTTCAAGAGTGTTGCCGCAACTCTTATCGGCGTCCGACGCAACCCCTCGGAGTTTACGTCTAATCCAAGGACGTTAAGTATTTCCCTCACATGATCTGCAATTTCCTTTGCCTTCGGGTGCTTCTCATATCTCTCAAACTTATTCACTCTCTCACCTCCCTCGCTTTCCTCTCCACATCAAAAAATGAAGTTGGGGTAGGACTCGGTAAGGTCTATCGACGACCTTACTAGTCCAAGTATAGATGTGCCTTAGTCCTTTGGCATAGTCATCCCAGTAGAGGTGCACCTCTGGTTGGAAAATCACTTCTAGATCCGGACGGTTGGCGTGCGTCAAACTCTCGATGAATTCATTCGCTTCAATGACATCGTCTTTCTTTTGAATGACGAACTTCAACTGGACTTCCGTAGCATAGTCAATGATATCATCAACAACGTCTGGACTGAGGTACTTCTCCATTCCGGAGTTGGAAAGCTTTGGTGAGACCGTCCAGACAGTTATCGTATCGTAGAGACATACTTGAGGATATATCGTTCCGTTGGTCTCGATGTGAAGTACGTACTTCCTATAGTCGAGTTCATCAGTCAGCCGATACAGCTCGTCTTGATCTTGTACGAGAGGTTCTCCGCCTGTGATGCAAACGTGCTTACATCCAAGCGACTTTACTCGCTTGATGATATTTATGCACGACATCGGTGTCCCTTCTGTCAGTGCATACTTCGTATCGCAGTAATAACATCGAAGATTACATCCGGAAAAACGGATGAAGGTCATCGGAGTACCGATGTAGAAGCCTTCTCCTTGGACGGATTTGAAGATTTCTGTTACTTTCATCATAGTTCAGCAACCTCTGGCATTGTCGGGAGGATCTTCTGAATGCCCTTAAGGATTATTGCGGAGACTACCCCCGCGATGACTCGTTCCATAATCGACACTGGTGCGATGAAAGTCCAGAGGACTGCCGGGAGATTCAACAGTACTAAACTTCCGATGTTCATTCCGACATTCTCACATATTGCTGTTGTGAAGGTCAACGCAACTTTCCCTCTTTCGGTGACGCAATAGATCACAGCAATCATCACTCCGATGGTATAATGGATCAGCCAGAGACCCGTTGCCTGGAAGTTGTACCAGAGGATATACATAATGCCCTGACCGAAAATGTACGCTGCGGGTATCCACGCATACTTTCGATAGTGGAATGCAATGGATCCAAGGAGTGTGGTCGACGCAGTGATATAGATACAGAAGCCTGGAAAGACTGTCGCAAGTCCGATGCCAAACAAGGAAATTCCGATGCCTCCGATGATTCCAGCAATCAACGCATACAACGGAGTCAGTAACGCTGCGATCACTGGTAGGATCGTCACTCCAGCGGTTACAAATCCTGCGCCACCAATGAATTTCGAGAATGGCAGGAAGTTAGCTACAACGTATATCGATCCAAACAATGCCGAGAGAGCCAAGGATCTCGTCTTCACTCTATCTCACCTCCTAATGGACTCGCTGTACTGCTGCAATATCCCTCGAGGATTACAGCATTTTCCAATCCCTCATAGAGTTCGAATGTGCAGTCCACTCCAAAGATCGTCTTGATGAAGCGTTGGATGTACTTTGCAAGGGCCTCTACAGAAGTCTGCTCGACACAAACCAACTTCAGTCCGATGCCTCGCTGATAGAGCGACGTTCTGATGTTATCCCAGAAGGCGTAGTCTTCCTTCGGGATAAAAAATGCATGGTCGAAGTGCTCAAGCAGCGTTTGACGGACAGTCCCGAAGTCAATGGTGATGCCTTTGTCATCCGTCTTGACATCAGACACATCGAGTGTAAGGTCACTGATCACATAGGTATGCCCATGGATGTTACTGCACTTCTCATGATACTTTATATAGTGGGCTGCTTCGAACTCAATGTCTCCTAATTTCAGTTTCATTCTTCCTCACCTCCTCGTTCCAATAGTACGGACAGGAATCAAACTCTACTCTGTCCTCAAGATCTAAGATACATCCATATCCTGGAAAATTGAACTTGCACTTCCTCGGACACGATCGGACAGTCACTTCGGTGACTTCCGTAATTATATCTTCGTCAATCCAATCGGTGTCCGAGAGAACTCTCTCGATTGCTTCCTTAGCACTGTCTGCAACTAAACTGATCTCAGTATTCACTTTCACATAATAAAATTTCTTCGACAAATTTTCTCACCTCCTCGAGGGGCAATCGCTTCAATAGTGACGGATGGACGACCCAACGGCACCGATCCCCTTTACGAATTAAGGTTAACAAACGTTTGTCGCCAAGGATATGCAATCTATGTCGCAGCGACGACGGACTCTTTGGTATTAATTCCCTCATCAAATTTATTGTAATCGGTAAACCCACGATTTGGATTGCTACACACCACCGCAAGCAGTCAATCGCACTTTGGTGAAGTCGTTTGATCTGTAGTTCTTTTGCGGCAGATCTGATTGCTAACGGTGGGATTTTCTCGTAGACTCTCGTAAGTAGTTCCTTCAGTTCTTCGAGTGTATAGTCTTTCATACAACGGCACCTCCAGTGGGTCTCTTAATTTTCTTCGCTAAAGCCGGATTTAACTTCACAGTATTTCCAGTCATCCTAATAAATCCAATCCTACTCATATCATAGAGAAGTTGCGTGGACTGATCCCAGTCTAACCCTAGGTAGAGGAGTCTTTCCTTCAATGCAACTTGATCCATCTCACCGTTATTCTCCCGTAACATGATGACAACTTGTGTGAATTGGGCTCCTCTACCAGTTTCCTTCCTGAATCGGTATCCTTCCCTTATTAGTCTGGTTGCTTCCGGATCAAGTGTGATTTTGAGCTCTTTGGAGAAGTCTCCTTTCATGATGCGGTACCCAATGAGCAGTCTCTCAAACAGCGGTTCCTCGTAGTGAATCATTCCGAGGTCATCAAACAAACGGAATACTTCTTCATCAAAGGATATCTCGTCGATTTCATTAACTCTCTGCTTCAGTTTGCGAACTTCTTTTCTGATCAAGTCTGTACGGACAGGATTATATCGAATTCCCTTAGCGCGTCGACGAGCATACTTGAGAGTTTCGAAGTCCTTCTTTGTCGGAATGAATAGTACGAAGAACAATCTCCTACCAAGACCTGAACTTAGATCAAATCGTGCTGGTTGTACTCCTGTTTGGAGCGTTACATTCGTCTGATAACTTATTTCACCAGCTGCTAGTCTCTTATAGACATAACCGCTGTCCAATGCACCTAACAGTGCGACGTCCAGCGTCCTCGCATACTGCATCTTAATCATCTCCGATAGCGCTGAAAACTCCTCGATTCCCAAGATTGCATTTCTGTAGATGTATGCAGCTCCCTCCTTTGTTATCGGCTCGCCATCAACGAACTTCGTCGTCCCCACGAATCCCGCCTCAGTCATACTTCCTTCGAACCCGATATCAATGCCGCTGCGATAGAAAATTGCATGTTCCCCTCGGAGGAATTGACTCAGCCAAAACGTCTTCTCGAATCCAGGCGGAGCAACCATCAAAATATGCAATCTCGTATCGACGACCCTTCCTGCTTCGAAATAAACGTACCGCCGTTTATTCATTAAGTTGAAAAGGTGCGCGCCGGCACTGACTATGAAAAACGGAGCAAATCGCCGCGTATGTGCGCACCTTCTTTCTTCCAATTCTTGAAGTATCATCTCATAGAGGTTTGTCATCTTCTTTTCCAAGGAGTGCCTTTATTCTTGCGAGAGTCACCGGACCGATGCCTTCGACTGCAAGGAGCTCTTGGTCCGATGCCAACAGCACTCCATACAACCCCCCAAACTTCTTGTAGAGTCTCTCGGCAACCTTTGGACCGACTCTAAGGACGTTCGCAATGTGTGCGATCCTCTTGTTACGATGGACTCTTCTGAACGACTTACGATGAGGAAGCCCCAACTTTCCCTCGTGAACCTTCGTAGCAATTTTTAACATAACTTCAACAAGCTCAGCGTCTCCGCGACACTGGACCACATTGATTCCATAACGGACGACGATCGAAGCGATAGCACCGTAGATTGCACTTAAGTTTACCTCTCGGCCAAACTTCGCAAAGATTTCCTCGAGATCTGCTAGTTCGCCAGAAATCATCAAAAACGGAATTTTGTTATTCTCCTCGCAGTATTCCATTAGAGCATCCATTTGATCAAAGATCCTTCCTCCAACTCTCATCGAATTTCCACGGATCGACTGAACGAAGTCCATGAGTGTCTTTCTTTCAAAGACACACTCTCCTATTTCGTAGTCTCCAGCATCGAGCTTTCTGACTACAAACGGAATCTTCAACGCCCGTAGGATTCTTCGCATCTTAGGAGGTTCGCGACTATCAACTATGAGCTCCAAGGTTTCTCTCTCCCTAATTTATTGGTGTCACTAATATTTAAAGGTTTTGTTTTCAAGTGACACAAAACTCTTTGACAGGACAGAAGAAACACCAGAATCCCTCCTTCTTTGGATAGGAGTTTGTTTCAATACTTCTCCTGCACTCTTCGATTTTCTTCGACATTCTATTCAAAAGTCTCTCCGTGACGGATTCTGTCCAGTAGACGTTCCTCAGTGGATTATACACTCCAATCCTTCGTATATCCCAATCATGTAACCTCGCTAGAAGTGTGTAGAATCCAAGCTCTTTCCTCAAGTCTGATAACCGGAATGCTGACTGACTGACTTTATATTCCAAGAGAATGTATCCATCTGTTGACAACCGATCAATTCGATCGATCTTTCCAGTGAGTTTCAGCCGCGTATTCATTAGCGTCAGTTCAATTGCCTTCGGATAGTAGTATTCCCAAGGATCGTCGAAGAGTTCCTTACAAGCTTGCCAACGATTCGCTTCGAAGTTAACAAAATTAGCAATCGGGGTTCTCACCAACTTTGGGAATGCCGAGAGCACTTCGGATAAGTAGAGTTCTCGATGACTCTTGTCCAAAAGCAAATCCATAGATTCTGGAGAACTCTGTTCAAAGAACGCATTCGCAAATTCGTGAAATACCAAACCGACTTGCATTGGAACAGTTGTTTCAGTCTCAAGTCCGTCGATGAACCTTAACTTAAACTGGTATGGACAACGCATCCATGCGAGTAACTTCGACTTACTTAGGAAGATTCTAGGTACCTCCCCAGGGACTGTTGTTGAATTCCTTTTTCAATAACCGAGAAATCGTATCCAATCGATGCCAATAAACCCTCGAAGGGTTTCTTTATTGTGACTTCTCTCATTCTCTTCCAATCGACAATCACACCAGGAGGAAGCTCCGTGTCATCCTCTGTCAGACAAATCGCATGAGTTGGAGGCTTTCCGATAACTTGCTTGACATAAACCAACCGAGGTTTCTTATCTTCACGGAAGACCTTACCGAAATACTTCTCGGCATACTCCTTACCAACTATCCACGGATTCTTTACCTTATACACAGTCTTTTGCAATCCCTTCGGCACTGCTACTTTTTGAATCGGATACTTCGGTAGATTTTGCCAGACTTCTCGGACTAGTTTTATTGCTCCGTCGATATCCTCCTCAACGAGGACTTTCTCGAAGAACTTCTTCATAGTTGTTCGGGTGATCTCCGCTGTACTACTTCTCCGAGGTTCAAATCCAATGATGTAAAGATTGCCTCTCTCGTCGACTCCGGCATACCTCTTCTTCGCAGACTTTCCCTTCTCACGAGTTTTGAAGAGAATTCTCTTGAACAACCTCTCGAACTTGATTACTGGTGGGTATTTTGCTCCATAAATTCTCGCAAACTGACGAAGTTCTTCGTTGAGAAGATACTCAACGACATTGACTTCCCGACGAAGTTTTGTCTTCATCTTAACAAACAGTGAATCAGTATTGTGCAAGACCAATTTTCCAACGCAAAATGTCTCAGATTCCGTAGAAAGATCGTACACACACGTCGGTTTTCCGACATTGAAAGGCGTCTTTGTCCAACGGAATTCATCAACGGATTTCACGCTTTTCACTTTCCCAGGAGGATAGCGTCTTGGACCCTTTCTCTTCTTATTTGGTGTGCGGAACCGTATTTGTATTCCTGTGTTTTGCTTGGACTTATAGATGTTCCACGACTGTCCTGTTAGGCGCTCTACAAGAAATGTCAAACCAACAACGACACACGGATGCTTCGAGTCGACTGAGACATATTTGTAGCGATACTGAGTGTTAGTTTTACTAAAGTCTCCTTCGTAGAAGCCATCAAGGAAAGCACGAACTGCCTCAAGGGATGCGTTTAAGATCCGCCTTGGAATTTTCCTCCAACCCGTTTCTGTGTACGTGTCTTCGAATAGCTCATTATACGGACATTGTCTGCTGATCACAAGTCGCCAAGTTTTCGACGAGTCTCTATAGTCATGTAGATACGTCTTGACTCCTAATTCAGCCAAAAGTCTCTTTGCTCGTCTACAAACTTTTTCTGACCCATTAATCACATATTGATTTGCCTTAATGCGTGAGCCGTCCGCCGTAAACACACCTAAAATCCAAGCTAATCGACGATCGACGTCACAGCGACATTGCACTCTAGGATATTCTTTAACCATAACGTAGTCCGCATCATAAGGCCTTACAGGATTCCCACTGGGGTCGACCAATGAATGATCGACGGTGCAGTTTACAAGCATTTCAGGAGTAACAACTGTAACGATGGGTTTTCGGACAGGTTTACGAATGACGTCTCTAACATGCGTCCAACCAGTGGCTGACCAGATGACTTCTCCAACATTTACTTCGCAAATCGGTATGATATCGATGAGACCGTCTCGTTGGACGAATATCGGCGTTTCCGGTGTTACACTGTCTTCGTAGATGACTTGATAGCCATTTTTCGCAAGCATCTTCTCGCAACGAGTGAGAGCAAGACGTCCGAGGTATGTGATTGCATTTGCAACCTCTGGATCAAACATACGAAAATACCTATAGGCATTGACTCCGTAAATACTGCATGCTAAGAACTTATACAGTGTTTCGAGCTGTCGTACGCGATCGTGTTCTTTGCCAGTTAGCTTCTTTCGCAATGCACGAAGTCTTTCGCGCTCTTCCATATACTTACGAGTGACTTTCGGAATTATGCCCTCGGGCTCACGTTTGAATCGCCAATAATCTGTGACGAAGATCTCTCCCTTAGGGTCTTTGGTCTCAGCAGAAAGGTTGAAGGAAATTATAACTGACGGATAGATTGACTTCAGATCGAAACATGCTACATTCTCATGGACTCCAGGAGGTGGAAGTTTAACGATTGCCCCTTGGACTTCAGCGTCTTCCTGAGGCACCATTGTCGGTAACGGACGGTCGCTTTCTCGAAGAATCTCTGTATCGATCAACTTTTTGTTAGATAGCGACCAACTGATCGGAACGCCAACGATTCTCCGAAGTCTATCGAAATGTTGGATGATACCTGTCTTCTCATCGAGTAACTTCAATGCGTAGGCGTCGTTGATGCAATATTCTACCCATTCTTCTGGTGTTGTTCTCATCGCTTCTTCGACTCTATCTCCAAGATCCTCATAGTAGAATCCTGCTTCAGCTGCACAGACCCGTTTGAAGTCAAAAGTCACACCAAATGGTTGGTCGGACTGCACTCCTTGACGTCCTGTGCCCCATTTGCGGTATGCGGCAAAGAAGTCGATGAAATCACGCCCTTTGATGTAGACATCCGAGAATCCTCTGTGAGCCTGGGCATTGACTGTTCCGAGAGGAGACATACCTTGCAGACTGATGCGTAGTCTTTCCGCTCGTCTTAGTAGATAAGGCATGTCAAAGAGAGACCCATTGTACGCAGTGAGAACATCAGGATCCTCCTGTTGAACGAACTTAACAAAGGATAATAGTAATGGTCTATCATCATCAAACGGATGGAGATGTACTTCGTGACCATACTTTTCGAAGACTAAGTTTGATTCGACATATTTCTGAAGGTTTGGATTGTCAACTAGGAGGAATACATCAATCCTATCGTGATAATTTGAACTACACTGAATTGATGCAATAGGGAATCGAGGATCTGATGGACGTGGGAATATGCCTGTTGGAGAAGTGACTTCGATATCAAAATACAGAACCTTTGGAGGTACTTCAAAATCATCTACTGGTACAATACTATCGACGTTGTGATCGACTAAGATACAGCGAATTCCTGTTTTAGAAATTTGCTCTTTGCCTCCTTGGACTTCAAAAGCGGAACGAACGTTCACATCAATCAAATACCTCAGGAAAAATTGGATGTCTGCCTCGTCGGAGAACGAATATTTTTGTCGTTCTTTCGGGACGTCGGAAGGTAATTCAGTGTAGACCTTCCTAACAGGTCGTCCAAAAATGTCGATAATATCTGATTGATCGTCAGGCACAAAAAAGTAAGGGCGGAAATTCTGGACGATGACAACAGTTCGCTCTCGATTTTTGTCTCTGGAGAAGAGAAAAATCACAGGCTTACGCCGATGTACTCTGTATGCTGCGTTCATCCAGACGTATGGCATAGTTCCATCAACCTCTCGATATGATATCTTGCAAGAGAGAGGTTCTCGAGAGTCTCATCAAAGGAAATTCTTTCGAGTTCGTATCTCTTCGGTTTGATCCATCGTACGTTGTGCTTTGCTAAGGTAAACGGCAACGACGTATCGACGGACACTACATCGTCTTCATAGAGTAAAACCTCATAGGGGTTGTCCAAGCCTAGCAAGTGGAATTTTTTGTCTCGAATACGTCTCCGCACATATCGGTAGACTTCTGGGCGACAAGAAAACTTCTTCTCCAACCAAATCGGCAATGCAATGATATCCACTCGCTCGATCTCAGCGAATCGAAGACAGACGTCAATATAATCCTCTGGAGTCATCCCTTGTGGGACTACAACGACCTCAAAGTCTTCCGGTACGATGTTAAGAAAAAAGAGAGTTCGTTGGACTGTGAACGTTCGAGACTGCAACATGTCTGGTGCTACGATAGCATCGACATTGAGTTCTCTTGCTAGGTCAATCAAGGCGTCTTCGTCCAGCGGTCTACCGTATTCATACGATCCGTTGTCTAACATTTTGTAGCAGTTCAACCGACGGACTTCCTCTTTAGTCTCGTCGTTTATCAGTGGCGGTACGATGAACAATCCATCAGCGTGCTTAACTAGATTCAGATGTTTCCTTGGTGGAATTGTCAGATATCTCATGTTCAATCCTCCAAATTGCCATACATGCGTAGACGACTACATCGCGTAGTTCCTCGATAGCAACTTTCGGATCAGTTGTGCCGGTTAATCGATGTGACTTGAACGCAATCATATGGAGGATATTCTTTATTGGCTGGGTCTTCCAGATGTCACCGAAAACTTTGTCCTTTCGTAGGAAAACGTCGAGACACTTCTCGAGGATGTCCCTCAGTTCATTATCCTCCGGCTGAGGATAGAGATAGAATCCTGTCATAGTTCTATCACCACACCAAGTTTTGTCTTCAGTGTCTCTACTAACTTATCGAAGGTCAGGTCTTCGATCTCGAGATTCAATCCGCGTTGCCAACGACACTTAGTGACCGTTGAGATGTAGCGATAAATCCCACTGACTTTATCGTACTGTTTCTCCATATGGATTACCAAATCGACCATATGCTCGGTCTGTCGTTGAACTCTCGGCTCATCGGCTCCAACTCTCCGCCCACTTTCATCGTAGATCGGTCTTGGTTGACCGGTGAGTATTACGTGCACCTTCGGTTTCGCCATCAATCTCAAAAGCAGCTTCCTGTACCGCATATTCGCTTTTGGGGCCGAAGATAGAGCAGCTGGGTAAGTCGAGGAATGGGACTTGAGCTACCGCCCCATCTTCGGTTTCCCCATTCGAATTGGTAAGGCCGTCCACTAGCGGTCCTTACGCTTGCGGTCACCTCCAGCCATGCGCCGAGCCATTGCCAGATGTCTGTAACACTGTCAATAACTACAGTTCCCTCGTTGATATCCTTCAAGAAACTGATCGCCTCTTCAACGGCCTCGATCGACTTGACAGGATCGATCTCGGCAGATTCCACATTCAATTGAGCGGCTTCGAATACTCGAATGTCTTTATTCTTGAAGGGCTCTTTACATAGCAGTGGATACGTTCCGAATTCCCGGCCTATGTGCGCCGCCCGCGTCTATTAAGCTTCTTTACCTGATCGGCGATCTCTTTTTCCTTTGAAGTATATGGAAGGCGGTACCGTTGCAATCGTGAAGCGCAAAATTCATAGACAAGCTCCGCAACGTCTCGCTTCACGATGAGAAATGGTAAGATTTCTCCCAGCACTTGATAAACAGCTGTCAATCCTTGAATTGATAGGCGCCATTCCTCATTCCAATTGCCTTTCGCAGGTCTATTCAGATATACGGTCCCAACTCCAATCTTTTCTCTAATTGTCTCGAGAAATTTCCGTGCATTTCGACTCGTGTTCGAGATTACTATTTCCGGCTTCAGGAAAGGGGTTCGATGAATGCTGACCAGACCGTCGCAGTCAATGACAGCAGCAACATACATTTTGTCACTCTGTTCCATGTTAGACACCGAACATTTTATCATTGATCGGATATTTAAACTTTGCGGCACACATAGACTTTCGGTATCGATCACGTGTATTGGCTCGGGCGCCGTCAGCGCAAAGTGTGTCTTCCCAACTTCAGGAGGCCCCCATACGAGAACCTTAATGCCAGACTTCTTGACGATGTACTCCGGCGATTTCCAGAAGTCCTCGTACTTCTTCTCAGACTCTTTCAGTAAGTTCCACGTCATCGTCTCACCTCCTACAAAAATGTGGAGTTCCTATTGCAGGAACTCCGTTCCGATTACCGACTCTTCCTCAGGGGGCACACGATACTCGGGAATTGCATAGATTCCGAACGCATTGATGCCGATCCTTGTTCGCGTCCTGTCGATCTGCCTCGTTGTTGGATCCCATGCAGGCATCGCAACAGTCCGACCGACGACTATCACGCGACTTCCCGCACCAAAGTTCATCATTCCGAAGATCTCCGGATGCACCCAGACGGTGACTCCTTCAGCAGTCAGATCCAACATTGTCTCGTCCTCAACGACGAACATCGCATTACCAGTCCTTGTAGGCTCACGGCGTATGAAGACGACGTCTGCCTCAAGGAGGCATATCCTCGTATTTTCTGTTCTATGCTCCATGTGCCACTGACGTATTGTGCTACATGTCACCTTCAGTGAATCTGGTGCCTTCATCAGAATCTCGCAAGCTTTCCCTTCGTCGAGCGGCTCTGGAAACTCGGGCATGGAGATTGGCTCGTACTTCGTCGTCCGCAGCGAACTAAAGACATACTTATCTGGGAAGTCTGACGTCTTCCGAAGCGAACACCTCACTGGCACCAACATTGGAGGCACGTTGTCTGCCTGCTCCATCCTATGGACGATTACACCAAGCTTTAAGTTCCCACCAGATGCCGGACGGAACAGCCCAACAGACTGGCGTAGATAGATTGGCTCCGAGATATCGATGACTCCGCCGGACGGTAACTTGAATATAGGCTTTCCGGTCTCATTCGTCCATCCTTCGTCGATCGCCTTCGCTGGATTACTCTTGAAGAGCGCAAGAGCCTGCTGACGCCGCCTTGCGAACACGTCCATCTTTGCGTTGTACCCGAAGAAGACACCATCGTACACGCCGACGTTCGGATACCTCAGCATGGTTTTGACGTCACGATAGACGAAGAATCTTGCTCTTCTCTCGTACCAGTCCTCAGGCTTGTTTGGGACGGCAGCCTTCAGCTTCAGTAGCTGCTCCTGGAACTTCTTCTGTAGTTCCTCGACAGGCAACCCCAGTTTTTGTGCCCACTGCGCAAGTAAAGTAAGGGTTTTCTGTCTTTCACTCATAACTTACACCTCCTATCCTTTATTGCTTACGTTGACGGGCGCGGTAGAACTTTACTTTGCCTTTCTTGCGCACTTCGAGATCGCCGGAATATTCTCCAATGCGAAGATATCGCCGCAATGTTGGGAGCTTTATACCAAGCTTCTCGGCAATTTCCTTTGCTGTCCATGCTTGATCACCAAGGATTTCCGGCCAGTTGAACTCTTTGTACTTCATACTTCTACCGCGCCTCCCTCATTCCCCTAAAAAGCGGGTGGACCGATGCGGCGGACCGGATCCGTTTATGGATTGAGGTAGGCTCAGCTGCCAGGCTTACTTTTTTGCAATCCAGTAAGCCTTGGCACCAGAGTACCTAACCTCAACCTTGCCCTGCTGAAGGAGCCTACGGAGACGACCGTACGCACTCCCCTGCTTGACGCCCAGGAACTGAGCGACCTCAGCAGTTGTGCAGGCTTGCTCACTGAGGAACTCAAGAAGCTCCTCGGTCTTCACACCAGCTGCAGGTGCCTTCTCCGTAGGCAGCTTCTCAAACTCTTCCTTGCTAATCGGCATCGGTTTTCACCTCCTTTTTAACTGTCATATATTTTATTTTCAACCAATATATAAATGTTTTGATTGTCAGTGGATATAGAATGATGGATCCGCAACTGGATCTCCATTCTTTGCAACTGCCTTAGACATGATGAGGCTCTTTGCGATTTCAAGTAATCCGAGTTTGAGAAGTTCGTTGTTAAGGGATTCGACGAGATTTAGGATCGCAAAGAGAATTGCGGGTTCTTTCTTTTCCGTTGGCAGTTTATCGACGAATGCAACGAGACACCTGACATGTTGCTCGAGCTCACGAACAGTCATTCATTCACCTCCCAAGATTTCTTTGACGTAGTTGCACGCGAGCTTTAGCTCGCCCATTGAGCGGCATCCGAAGATCATGATACGACCTGTTGAGAAGACGTTAAATGATATCACTCTCGTTCCGAACTGTTTGCGAATGGTTGCCGCAGGAAACGTCTCAGGTTCGTAGACGACTTGTGTGGAGTGTTGAAGACGCTCGGCCAGCTCAATTAAGTCGATTGCTTGTTCGGCATCTACCATAGCAACCATATTTGACAGCCTCCAAAACTTACGGGAGAGCTCGATGCCGCGCTCTCTTAGAGAGTCTTCGAATGCCTGAATTAGCACTGGGATCTTCGAGAGATCCTTGATGCCGACGAGGACTACCTTGCCATTCGCGAAAATGTTTGCTGAGACTTCTGGTAATCTCCAACAGACAGCTGAGAAAGACCATGGATCATATGTCGATCCCTTCGGTGCAACTTCGAAGAGTTTATCTAAATTAAATTCATTCTCGTAGTAGATAGTCACGACGACATTCTTTATCTGTAGCTTCATGCTCTCACCTCACGTATTACTTTTGCAATAATACTTATCAATCTATGTTCGTCTGTCGCTCCTGGAATTGTTCCGATCGCTTCGAGGAGGATCAAACGTTGATCGTCCGTTATCCCTGGAATTGTTCCTCGGAGAGCTCCGAAGTAGATGGTGTTGATGATAGCCGTCGGATTCTGTGCGTCTTCGTCAAGGAGCTTCTGTACTAAGTCAAATGCGTCCATTCGACCTTGGAGCATCCTATGCACCAAATGATATGCATGATCAGGCGTGATCTCACCGACAAGTTCACGAACGTCCTCGGCAGACGGTTTGTCGATTGTTAACATCGCTTCGAGGATATTCAACGCCATCCGGGCGTCTCCTCGAGAGACTCTTACAATTTCTTGTAAGGTCGAGTCACTGATCCACGCCCCTTCAGCAGTTGCTACACGTTTGAGCAACTTCAACATATTACTTGAGTGCAGTCCTCTGAATCGGAACACCGCACATCTCGAGACGATTGCAGGTATTAGTCGTCCGAGGGCATTCACAGTTAATATGAACCTCACAGTTCTATAGTATTGCTCCATGATCCTTCGAAGTGCCATTTGAGCTTGCTTAGTCAATGCATCGGCCTCATCAAGTAGCAGAATTTTGAAGGGCACCGACACCGGGCTTTGGACCTTCGCGAAGTTCTTGACCTTCTGACGGATCGTGTCAATGCCTCTCTAACGGTCTATTGAATTTCAATAGACTTTCGTCAGAGGCATTGAGTTCCATGAATGACGTGCGATCGCAGCCGAATTCACTCTTCAGCGCGTAAGCGCAGGCAGTTCTAGGGCACACAGAAGTAGGTGGCCACGGACGTAGGGATGGCAGAGCGGACGCCTACTTCTGTATGTTTCCCCGTGCCTGGTGTCGGGGTTATTAACGCCCACGTTTATTTAAGAGACGTATTCTCTCGATCAATTTCTTTTCGTGATCGGTATACTTCTTCGTGGTAGGGCCTCCGGTTTTACTCAGGCGAGATTCGCAATAACTGATTAAGAGCTGCGCTTGCTCCTTTTTCAGGACTAGAAACGGTGCTACTTGCTTTAGAACAGCATACACATTTCGCAAACCTGTCAAACGGTATTGCCACGTTTCATTCCATGTTCCGTGTGCTCTAGCCGAAAGTCGTACATTGCCTGCACCTATAATTTTCAGGAAGTGTTCAACGAACTGTTTGGCTTTTCCATGTCGAGCGCTCGAGATTGCGATGTACGGACAGATTCCACTAGGTTGTACGAAAACACTTATCGTTCCGTCGCAGTCCAATACACCTGCGAGGTAGGCGGCTTCTACATCTGTTAGCATTCGAACTTTTGACATTCGGGTTCTACAGCATTCAAATTCTTGCTTACTTATCGGCATGAAAACTTTTTGGGGTGTTCCTATATTTAAACTTGTGGGGTTAATAACTTTCCCGCAGAAGAGCAAATTCGGCATTTCTTTCTTCGCAACATAGCCTCGGAGGATCGTTACGATTCGTCGTTGGCCAATTACCTCATCTAGCGATCGAGGCCTATACTTCTCCGCTAGCAAGTTTCTCACCTCCTATTCCAATTGTCCTGTAAGATCGCTTCTAATTGACGTTGGAACGCCCAGACCAACTCAGGATTATCCTCAAAAGTAATCGGTATATCCGTCCCCTCGTAATACTCTCCGGGATGGTACACCACCCAGTTTACGAGGTCACTGATTGACACTTCATCCTCGCATTCGGACTCGATAACGTCGGCAAGTCTCGGTAAGTATCCGTCCTTTGGTCCAACCCTAAGCGTAAAGTAGCCATTGTCTATAGCTCTGCTTAGGAACTCGATGTCAACGCCATCAGTATTATAGGCTATCCAGAAAGATCTTGAAAACTTCCGTCGTGCAAAGCAAATTGCAGAGTAGCATTTTGGACTCGTCTCGAGGATATAGATTTTTGGTAGATGCTCCGGAAGTGCTGAAAGTGAAGTCAACCGGAGGTTTTCCTTGACTTGTTTCAGAGAACTCTCATCGAAGTCCCAGATGATAATATGTTTACCAGACCTCAGTTTACTTGTCACTCCAAATGTTGACACCACGGTCTCACCTCCTAATCCACTTCTTCTCAAGGACGAAGAATTTGGTTAGCACATCGAGAGTCTCAATTACTGACTTCGGATCACCTTCCAAGTGAACTCTCACTTTCGCAGGAACTGGATATCCGATCCAGTTCAGTTCCGACTCTACAAACTCAACCTCTACTTCCATCTTATCACCTACTACACTCCTATGATGTGCTTATCAAAACGACTGAAATACACAGGTCTACCGAAGAGTGTAAAGAGTAGTATTCCGTCGGGCACATCCTCAGGTACTTCTTTAAACCAAGTTTCGTCAATTATGAAGACTTCAGGACGTTCACCACGTTTTCGAATCTCGGTCCATTTCCTCGTCAAAATTTCTTCGAGTTCTTGTGGATTCGTGATCTCTAAGACAGTTGCCTTCGCCTCGTAAGTACCTTCTTCAACTGCCGTAACACCCGTACATACCATGAGTTTCTTAGGTACCTTAGTCATGTTCTCACCTCCTACATTAGTTCTATATCAAACGTGAACTTGTCGATCTCCTCTCTCGATCGGCTATTCAGCAACTTCCACTTGAGTCTAATGGCTTCCCGTAGATCAAGAAACTCACCAACAACCTCGACAACTTCGCAGGATTCTTTAAGGACTTTTAGTAGCTTGTAATGCCTGTGATAATGCTTCTCACAGAGGTACCTCCCGTCTTTCGTCTCCCAGCAGTTCTCAGACAGAGTTATCACCTCGTTACAAATCACACAACGGACGATATGTCCATCTGAATCTCTCCTCAATAATCCAGACAACTTATCACCTCCTTATCTCACCCATGGACGGTTAACTTTCCCATCAGTCGCATAGTCTTCTGTGGCATGCCACATCTTCTTGCAGTGCCAGCAACGAATGTTCTTACCGACGGCAACAACTACTCTCTTTCCACAAGTGCAAATGAACACCCGAAGTTTCTCCCGTTCTCTTCGGACTTTCGGGACGAACTCAATTGGCAGTGCCTTACAGATTTTATGTCTCTCTTCGTCACAGAGATAGTACCGTTTACACCTTCCGTCCTTCCTCTTCATCCAATTTGGTAAAATCGGACATTTGCTCATTCTACATCACCACACTTTGGGCTTTCTGCCAAGCTAACTCACACAACCTCCTTATCTCTGCTTCTGGCAACATATAGTTCCGTCGGATTGCCTCTCGTTTAGCAATCTCGACCATAGTTTCGAAATCGGATGTAGATCGTGCAAGAATCTCAAGCCATTCATCGAAAGGTAGGAGTAACTCCTCCTCGTAAGTCTTAGGAATCTCAACAGGTTTAGATCCTAACTTCTCCTTAATTACTGTAACGATGTGATCTTCACAAACATTCTTCCCGAGAATATGGACGATCGCTCTCTTCGTGCAGTATTCACACTCTAAATACGAATCAGATGGCAGTGGAGTGACCGACTTTACCTTAGGTACTTCAAGCCTTTCCTGTACTGGCTCTTCAGCCACTCTTTCTGGCATATGTCCTTCAAAGAAATATCGCTTGCACCTCGGACAACTTCTCGGATTCTTTACCTTCGGTTTCCACACATATCCGCAATATGGGCATTTCAAACCCAAGTTACCTCACCTGAGTTCTCTTACTTTGATGATGATTATGAATATGATGAACTTATATTTAAAGTTTGTTCTCACCACGACGTTCCAGAAAGTCGAGGAGACTCGTTTGATTAGTTGACGGAGATTTCCGTCGTCTGGTTCTACCTTTAGACTTTCGTACAGTCGACCGAGGGGCTTTCTTTGATGATCCCGTTAGAGAAACATACCCGAGGGACTCAAGGAACCTAAGCTCGACTTCAATTGTGCGTAGCGACAGTCCAAGCGCTGATGCCAGTTGACCGGAATCGTCTACTCCGGACTCAATGAGCTGCAAAATCCGACGGTTTCGTCGCGTTAGTCGTTCAGTAACTTTCTTAGAGGTTCTCTTTGCTTTCGTCTTTCTTCACCTCCTTCCAGAGGTAGATGACTCGACCGCCCCTCGTGATGATATGCGTATCTTCTCCAGCGATGACTAAAGCCTTCGGACGGATTCCATCGCGGCGAACCAAATGTGCGACGTAGTCGTTCACAGTGCGAATTCGGATGATGTCGCCGCAAACAACGCATCGAACGAAGCCTAAGTATGCAAGATCTTCTCCAAGCTCATAAGCCCTCACAATGAGGTAGGACACCTTCTCCTTCACCCACTTCCATTCAGCTTCGGTTCCCTCTTTCGCAAGAATGAGTTGATGCTTCCGTTCATCTCCCATGAGATTCTTGGCATGGTCCTCTCTCGTGTAGTTCCGGATGACAACAGTCAATTCCACAGAGTCTTTCACGAACTTAGGCAGTATGCTTGCTAAGAAAGATCTTGCGTAGCGCAGTGACCCTCTCGTAATCGGAAATACCCAATCTGACGGTTTGTCTCTCGGACTCACCCAGATGTTGATGGCTCCACCTGTGCGGGAGTCAAATAGTCCTCCTTTGTTGATGTCCTCCTCCTTTGCTACTTTATGCATGTTGAAGTACACCCATCGAGGGACAGTCGCGAATTTCTTAACCATGAATTCTAGCCTCCTACAGTAGTTCGAAATCCTCCATGAAGGACTCTCCCTCTGGACCGAGACCCTTGTCGCCAAATGGAGAGACTATGACTCCAACAGCCAATCCGATGAGGAATGCCATCGCCGCGTGAATTCCGGCATCGATGAAATACTTGATCAACGACGGATCAACGACGACCAAGGTCAGTATGGCTACTGCCGTCCACTCAAGGAGTTTCTTGGCTGCTTTTTTCTCCGGAGACTCTGGCGACTTCCGCGGTCTCTTCCTCTTCACTTTCTCTCACCTCCTCAACAGCCGCTACAGCTAATGCCGCGTAATGATAGAGGATCTCTTCGTGAATTTGCTTCAGGAGGTCACCAGCAGCATAAGGGCGTGCTTCACCGTCGATCAAGAAGTAGTACGAATCGATTAGTTGCCGAAGTTTGCGTTTGTTCATCCGAATCCACTCCCAGCCTTGATTCAAGGCGATCACCTCCTCGCAAACAACTTGTGAATCTTCTGAGCAATCTTGCCCTCCATCAAAATGTCCAAAATCGTAAAAGTTCCGAAGATACACGCAAGCAACTCCGCTATCATTCAATCACCTCCGAAGCCTCTCTGCTATCATATCCATGAACAGACCTATGAGAACACCTAGTAGAATTCCGCAACAGAAAAGCAAAGCGAAGTTCATCCCTTTGATCATTCTATCACCTCCAATGCTCCAAGTATTCCTAAACGGGTATAACACTCGACTACTATCTTAAACATAGTTATGATGATTTCACCTGCTCTCTCAGGATCTCGTCGCTCAACAGTGAAACAGAGCGAATTCGCTAGTGTTTGGAGTCGCTGACCTTCCTCGAGTAGTCTATCCCAGAGAGTTTCAACTGCCTCTTGACGCGTGATCTTCTCCACTGACATGACTCCTCACCTCCTTCATGGCATACACTTGGATCAGTCGAGTTAACAACCGCAACTCTCGCAGAGCTTCCTCGAATTTTTCTGTCAGTTCATCCAGACGTTTTTCGTGCTCCGTCAATGTATGGATGATGAAATCCAACGTATCGATCTTCTCACTCATGGTTATTAATCTCCACCAGACATTGCATACAGAGAACTTCACCTGTTCGAATATGCCATGCAAATGGCTCGAACCTTCCGATCTCTTTACCACACTTCGAACAGTGCGTTATGACGTCCTCGAACTTCCATCCACGTTCCTCGAGCTTCTTTCGGACGATTGGCTCGAATTTTCGTCCGTCATTGTCGAGGTGCGCACAGTAGAACGTCAAGTAGCTCGTTCCCTTGCCACAGACCTCTGCGATCACTTCGCCCCACGCACGGAAGGACGCAGAAATCTTACGTCCGCTAGGCAACGTCATCTCCCTGTTTGCAAAGAGTGTCCAGAGTCCCTTACCTTCCTCGATAGTCATGTCTGGGAAGGCTTCCTTTAGTTCTTCGATGACTTCTTTGAAGTAGTCCCTTGAGACGTCTCGCATGATTTCACCTCCTCGAGTCTCTCTGGAATGACAAGACTCGACTCTATACTCTTCTTCAAAGACTTCAAGAAGGACGCAAGTTCCTTATCAAAGTTCCTCTCCGTTCCTCCGATTGTCGGTAGTGTGATGAATCGGACCTTCGACTTATTGTATGGGAAATTGCGCAAGAACTCAAAGAAGCAGTCCCACGAGCAGAATTCTCTGTCAAGTGTATCGAGTTCGTCGCCTTTCCAGAAGATTATCACTTCGATGCGAACGTTTTTGTCGATCCGTCTCTGACAGAGGTCACAGAACCTCGCTTCAACAGCTGGTACAAGCACCGATCCGCAACATTCGCAGACTCTCGCAGGCTTTATTACTCTCCTCATTTCTCTCTCACCTTTGAGTGCTTACTCTTGTCGGAATGGACCTCGCAGGTATAGTTCGATGGCTTCTCGATAGACTTGTATTGCGAGAGGACCAAATAGCGATTGAGTAGTCGTCGCAACAGATGCCGTATAGAGATGTAGGATCTCCTCAGGATTCTTCGAAGCTATAAGATGACGCCTTACGAGTAAGTAGGTTAAGTATCCTAGAGCACTGATGGCTTCAATCGGCGAGAGACTCTCGAGATAGTCGAGGTAAGCCCTATCAGACTCATCCAGTTCCTTCTTTACCTCCTCGTAACCTCTCATCAGATCTTCCATTCTTTTCACCTCCTATGGGTCTCTAAATTCTCGATGGAGAAGTCCTATCTCTTCCAGGAACCTAGCAAGCCTCAAAGTCTCTGATCGAGTGAAGTTCATCAGAACATCGTTCGACTGATCGTTTGGATTATAGAACCTTATACAGAGTCTTCCATCGCTGTTGTAACTTAGCTGCATCACAGGGACTTCCTCCCAATCGATCAGGGACTTATCGGCATCGATCTTTCTCTTCATCAACTCCATAGTCTCACCTCCTACTTGACACTAAATCCGCAACATGTAGAACCGCTTCTAATAATGTATCTGGATAGACCGACGTTTGACTCCATCCGCCCATGTGACTAAGAATAGCAAACTTCACAGGTTTCGGAAGATCGTATCCTGTTATTTCGTAGAAATCCAAAAGTGGTTGTAACGAATGATCGTATCGTCGTTTTTCCGAATGAACCCAAGCCTTAGCTTCATGATCATATCGGTATTCTTGAATCTTCCCTACGTCGTGTAGCAGTGCCGCGGTTACGAAATAATCGATGCTTACATCCAAGCATAGTGCTTCGATAATCTGTAGCCCGATGTTACAAACTTCTACAGTATGCTGAAGCAGTCCTCCTTCCTCCGTATGATGATAGCGTATGCTTGCTGGAATCGTACTAAACTCGTTCCAGTGATACTTCAGATATTTCCTCACTGCACATCGTAGTTTTTCATCCGCTATCTTTGCAAGCAACGGTTCGATCCACTTTTCAAACGATCTCGCCACTTGACTCTTCTTCCGAAGTCTGGAGCCGACGTTGACTCCAGGTATACCTCTCCGCATTTCGGACATATCAGTCTCATTCCCCTCGGATCCGTTGGATCCCGGATCATCTCGACTCCGCATTTCGGACACGGATTTTCCGCCTCATTCGAGTATTTTTCTATGAAACCTGCGAATTCCATCGATCATAGATATTACGTCCGCCCATTCAGCCCTCAGTTCATCTCGAGTACCACCGCAAGTCGCTACCAAAAGCTCCGTAGCTTTCTCAATCAACTTCCTGATTTGATACTGAAGGCATCTCCAATACCCCGGAACGTAGCCCGGACAAGATCGATCACATCTAAATGGCTTAGTGAGCCTAGGCCAATCCTTCTTTAAGAACTGTCGTCCTGTCAGGAACTCGGCATCGTCGTTCGCGATGAGAGTTTCGGATACATAGAGATCCCTGCCGTCTATGAAGAATTGCTGAATACAGTCGCCGAGAAGACGAAGTGCTAAAGCGTAATCTGCGCTATATGTTCGAACTATTCGGAAGGGCGGACGTCGAGTGATATCGTAATGAATCGAGATATATACTCTGGTCATTCTCTCACCTCCTATTTGATATCGTGATAACCTCCCTGGTAAGCTCCGCAAACAGCACAATAGAAGTCAACGCAATGCTTCTTCGTCTTCGGATCAAGAGTCTTGACGATATACATCAACGGACTTCCACAGGCGTAACAGTAGTGGACTCTCTCTCCTTCATCGTTCTTTTCGAAGTCAGTAAAGTCGATTACGTCGAAAACACGCTTAACTCGCACGTTGATTTCCATAAGTCTCACCTCCATCAGTTCGATTGTCGGCAACCGTCAATGTCAACTCGATGAGGTTGCCAGGCGCTCGAACGTTAATATTGACTTCCCTTACATTTTGAAGTATCTCATCCTTGTAATAGACAGACGTCGCATAATTTTCGAACTTAATTGTAAAGTCTCCAATCTTTACGATCCCGGACAAGGTCTCACCTCCTCCAAGAGTATGATACAAATCAACGAATAGACTGCTAGATCAAGCAACGTATCTCGTAGCTTTTCATCTCCAACATCTTCCTTTCCAGCGAGGTTGACAATTCTCCTCCACTTGTCACTCATCCTTACGAGGACTCCTTTCCACGCAGGAATTCCGAGCTTCTCGCTTTCCATGAAGTTGGAAAGTGGAACTTCGCCGGAGTACGCTCTGTCCTTCATCGAGTAAAGCCCTCGCATTTCCTCGAGGAGCTTAAAGAATTTCGGATGACCATACATCTCGTTCATCTCGGGTCCTCACTCAGCTTTTCGCTTTCATACTCCCTCAATTCGCTCACATGGACAAAATCATGATCGCAGGGCGGAGAGCATTTTGCTCCGAAGGTCTCCATCAGTGCTAGGAACACAGCGAGTCTGAATGGTGTACGACATTTTTGGCAAACCGCGTTCTCGAGATCCTCCAATGCCCTTTTCGAGATATTCATCATCTCACCTCCTCGATAGTCTCTAACTATTTCTCGACTCTTCGGCAATACTGCTTAACTGCCTCTCGGATGTTTACTCTCCGACAGTATTTCCTTACGCACTCTCTTAGGGTCACTTCCATCGCCTCCTAAGATTTTCAATCAGTTTCCTCGTCGGATGTTTGCATACGAGACATTGCTCCCAACATGGATCCTTGATTGGGCAGTCTCTACAGCGTTTCTTCACTACCCAATCTCCGAGGTCCTTGTCGTAGACGATCAACGGTCGATCGGCTATATTCCCTTCAACGAAAAATGGAGTCGTACAGATCGGCGGCTCTTCGAGGAGTCTAATTGCCTCCATCAGGTCACTGACTGCTTCAGTTACACTGTCACCCTGTCCAATCGCTCCACTTCGTTCGAGACAACGAGCTATGAAACCGTCAGGTTCCTCAGTTACAATAATCGTGTATTTTCTCATTCACTCACCTCCAGAAAGATCTGTGATGGATCGTATCCCTCCTCACGAAGGATAATCATCAAAGCCGAGAAGATTGTATCACTTGCGTTCCTCCATTCTACGACTGGCCTCTCGGCCCATGATGTTGGTCGAAGTTCGATTGCCTTCTTGAGGACCTCGATCCAATTGATCTTCGCAAGGAATTCCGTCAGAGTTTCGGTTTCCTCTTCTTCGAGTCGTTCATGCAGTTCGATGCTTTCCATTAACGATGCAACAGCATCCGCCTTTGTCGGTCCAGTTCCAACTGCATATTCGTACTCATCACAGAATGCAACGAACTTTCCCCTGTCACGTCTAACTTCGATGTGGTAACGCTTTGTGTTTCGGTTGACTTTGCCTCTGTTCTCATCCCATATCCCTCGACAATTCAAGCACTTCAACGTAACCCAAATGATACCGTCGTTATCAATATGCATTCCGCATTCTTTAAATTCCTTGGATCCGCAGTATGGACATTCACTTTGTTCGTTCACCTTCTTTTACCTCCTCCATTACAAAGACATATCCCAATATTGCAGTTTCGAAAGATGCAAGAAAACACTGAAACCGTTCGGATAGCGGAAAAGGTTCGATGAACCACTTATCTTCATCGGGATTGTAAGTCGGGATGTATACTTGACTTAACCATCCGACAGCTTCTTTGAGGTACCGCAGACGCTCAAGAAGCGATAATTTCTTCTTAGTAAACTTCATCTCTTTCCATCTCTCGGCCAATTTTCTCACACACTCCTCACAGTATCCTTGAGTTAAGGCCCAGTTCCAATACGAGATTTTCTTTCCACAATGATAACACGGTTGGTCGGGCAAATCTAAGGACTTGACCTTCCTCTCGATTACCTCCCAAAGTTCGTCGACTTCACCTATGGTAGCTGCCACATGCAACGCTCTCATCAGAAGTTCAGCTAACTCCAAAGCCCGTTCTCTATACCATTCGTCGTAATCAAAGCCTTCCTTCATTCAAGTCCCTCCACGTAGGTCCTTACGGAGACGATTATCTTCCATACCTCCTTACCCAACGTCTTAGCATAGTTCAACGTCCAAGTTCCACCGGAATATGCACCATCTCCTCCACAGAAACGACAGATCAAATCTCCGATTTTGCCTTCACCTCGACAATGGTGGCACGATCGAGGTGGCTCGATATCGTAGATGATGTCACAAGCCTCCGCTATCTTTACGTTTCGTTCTTTATAAAATCGCCAAGCATTCCGTCTCGGTCTGAATAATACTACAGGAATCTCCAGCTCCTTTGCTACTTCCTCTGCCCAGAGGTCCACACCTCCGAGAGGGCAATGACCCGAAATGAGTATCGGATCGTCATACTTCGTGAGGATGTGGCGAATAATACACTTGACTAACTCCGGATCATTCTCCGTCCATTTCCGTCCATCTGCACCGACTATCGCGATATTCGTCACTTATTCACCTCCACGACCGGAATGATGCCAACTATCTCTATTAGTCCCACAGATTCCATCTCACGGTAGAGACTGATAGCTCTCCGTGGGATGACTTCAAGAAGATCTTCGCCAGATCTTCTATCGCGATACAATATCGTTACTTCTTGCATCGACTCACCTCCTTCATCAAGAGATCCTCCTGATTACTCTTCCTATTGGATTCTCATACACTTCTGATAGGGGTTTACCATCTAAAAATACTCCATACCACACCCTGTCTGTCTGTTCATCCCAAGACATGGCCATTACCTCCGTTCCGAATTCTTTAGAAAGGATTTTGGCAAAGTCGCTTACTCCTGTTGCATACGCACTGGATTCCCATAACCATCCGTTAGAAACCCCTGCTAGAACTACGTAGCTTCCCTTGTACATTCTAAGCTCTCTGCTTAGACAGTGATCAAGATCGAAATAATAGATTTCCTTCTCCTCTAGGATCTTCGCTATTCTTTGCTTGAGATTGTCAAGATCCACTGGACCAGAAAAGACTCCTCCTGTTCTTATTCCTATGATCACATCAATATAATATCCCATATCTTCACCTCCTTTTGAGCTCACTATCGAGAAGTGCACCTGCAAGATTCTTCTCTCGAGGAATCCAGACGAATTCGACGTCCAGACCTCTCTGAGAGATCAACTCCCTCACTCTCCGATGGAGTTTTCGTAAACGTACATTCTTCACAGAATACTCGCCGTTCAGTTGCCTAACGACTAGTTGGGAGTCGCTGTAGATCGTCACGAACTCATACGTTGAGATCATCTCCAATGCGTAGATAATCGCCCAGTATTCTGCTTCGTTGTGCGTCTTCGCGGGAGTCATTACTGTGAAGTATTTCTTCTCCGTTGCTACACAGATTCGACCGATACCACTACCGTCAACATAAACTTCGATTCGTCTAACCACGGTGCCTCACCTCTCCTCAGCCTCCCATACTCATAGGCTTTCACCTAACCACATAGCGAGTCCAACGACTCCCAGGAATACTGTTAACGGTATGCCGATGAGGGTTGTTATGAGGAACATAATGAGGTTTCCAAGTATAGGTCCCCACAAAGAACCGGCACCAACTAGTCTAAGCCAAAACTGATATGGAAGGAAGTACCAGTAGGAAACGATACCAAGGAAGCATAGCAAACCAACAAGAAACTCTCCTATACTCATCTTCTCCTCAGCCTCCTCCGACCATATGTGGATGGCACTCCGTAGGATTCCTCGGAACAGACGTTATCCACGTTGCACCGTCGTAGGTTGCTACGAAGATAACCTTGGTCTTTGTCCATGCATAGACCGCATGACATTCTGGAGCTCCGTATCCGGCGTCGAATTCATAATCGAGTAGTTCCTTCGCTTCATTCCATGAAAGAACTACTCCACGTTTCTCCCAAGGTATTTGTTTTGGACATTTCTCTTCTTCATAACCTTGCTTGTACCATCCATCGCACCAACCGAATTCACCGATGACTACTCCAAGGATCTCTTCACCTTCTGCCTCTTCTTCGATCCACTTTGCTAGATTTCCCATCTTTTCACCTCCTTAATCTTCCAACTATCTGCACTATGTCATTAAAAAGGATTTTGAGTACCCACTTAAAGGTTATAGAGTCATTTTCATCAAATTCTCTTTTAAGTATATCTCGAAGTGTTTCTCTTATTCGTTCCTCTAAATTCATATAGATCAAGTCTTTAACTCGTTCAGCTATTTCCCTGACTACTTCATCAAATTCTTCTTCACTTAGATCAAGTTTCATTTCTTTCCCTCCTTTCTTTTAAGTCATGTAAGATCATATATGCTAAGAGAAATAAGAAGTAGAGCCAGAGGAGAAGAATCAGGATTAGCACTTCACATTTGGTCCAGCACATCATCAGTCTTCCTTCCGCTTAACTTTCTTCCTAGCAGTCTCGTCTTGCATCAAATACTCTTGTGTCGTGCCAGTCGCTTTCACTGGTTGTTCCAGTTATTGGCACCAGGTATTCTTTTACTCCTTTCTTCCTTAGCCTCCACATATGGATTCTCTCCTTGATTGCCTTGGGCAGGATCATCAAGGTTCCAAGTAGGAAAATAGCTAAGTTCGTCTTACCACGTCTCTCGAACCACTCCTTAGTTACTATGAACAACTTGTCTCCTCTCTTCTCGATCTCTAGCCTCCCGTGATACTTTATCCCGAGCCTCAAGGGAATGACTTCCTCATCGACATACTGAGGAAGGACTACGAGACAAGGCCTCATTACTTCTCAGTCTCCTTCAACCTAACAACCTTCACTAACTTGTAGATAGCCCTGAAGACATGGTGGTTATCACATTCCCAGAGTTCTTCGAAGGTGTAGTCTCCAAAGTTGTCTAACTCTGCTCTGCAAAACAGTTGAGCTCCGCAGACTGGACACGTCTCAGGGAACTCAACCGGTTGAAACTCTACGATCGCATAGGTACATTTCGAGTATGTTCCGTCTGGATACCAAACGATACATCGAGCCTCTGCAGTAGTATCGGCGAACGGACACTTCTCTAGCTGACATCGGACTCTTAACAACTACTCCACCTCTCCCGGAGGTTTTCAAAGTGCGCCCATCCTCCAGAGTTTGTATGCCAAGCAAAGTTTTCCTAGATTTTCCACTAGCGCATCGAGGATTTCCTTCGCACGATTCACATCGCCATCTGTCACGTACATTAACATCGTCGAAAGTTCCGTTGCAATATGCGACTTAACGTCGATTGTCCATCCCTTTTCGTTCACTAAGTCACAAAGTATCATCGAGTGAAGGATCCCAGCGGACTTTAGACGTTCCTTCAAATCCTGAGTCTGAAGCCACTCATTGAAGGTCTGCATCGCTTCAGGGAAATCTGTGATGTCAAACTTAGCTGCCATTCTCTCACCTCCTAAGGAGCTTAATGATATGAATCAACGCCTGTGCAAGTACAGCATGCTGATAGTATCCGCTATTCGCAACGTTCTCGAGGTTAACCATCAACGCCTCATCCGGATCATTCACTATTCTCTTCGGATCCATGACGATGTAGTTCCTCGCTACATGCTTCACATAGCCGATAACGGTATCATTCACCTGAATGCTCAACGGAGACTCCTTATCGAAAAGTATCACACGTCCATCAGTGTATCGTCCGACGATCGTCCCGTCTTTTCCTGCCTTAGCTATAGTTACCAGCTGCATTCCAGGCGCAACTGGAATCAGAGGACGTTCATCCATACACATCCCTCCTTTACTTACGATTAAATATACATTTTACCAATATTTAAACATTTTGAACGTTTGACGGTCATTTCTTGGCATACTCCTTGACAATACGCCTCCAAATAAGGATTCTTGGGAGACGCTTTTTCTCAGGCAATCCTTTGCGTTTACGACGCAACCTCTCTTTCTTCCGACGAGTTAGAGGTCCTCGATGTTTATGCTTCCGTCTATTTCCAGGTTTCCTCGTCATATTCTCCCTCCATTAGTTTTGTTGACTCTTTGTGACTTTTACTAATAGTAAAAGTGACTTTGTTCTCCCTTGAGGATTTTATACAGTATGCTGGTGCCAACTGACGTCTGAGGACACTCCCGCAATACTTGCAGACACTCGGGAAGTCCTCGGAGTACGGCATAAGGTTCAACAACCTATACGGACAATTCTTGTTTGGACAGATCCACATACTTCTCACCTCTTACGTTGCAGTTGACTACGAGGAATCTTAACGACTAACGGGTATGCTGCCGAGGGAAGCTCCACGGAAAGGTAATCGTCCGCAACGACCTTCACGATTCCGGTGAGACCCTTGAATGGTCCTGCAATAACCTCAACCTCCTCGCCAACTTCATATTTCACCGGCTCCGGTGCAAGGTATTTCTGAAGCTCCTCGACCGAAACTTGTCCTGGGAGGACTTTCCTGCAGAATCTCGATCCCTTCACAAGATTCCGAACCGTCCAAAGGTCAGCTGCCTCGATGAAGATGTAACCTTTAACAGTGTCAGAAGACATCATCGCGAATACCTTCGCTGAAGTTTCCTCGGCTCGCCATTGTATCTCTTCGATTGCTTGCTTTTCTCTCCCTCCAACCACCTTCACAACGAATATCGGCATTAGTCCCCCTCCATCTGTCTCCGCATGTTTTCTGCCAGAAGCATAACGAAGAGATCTTTCGTGAAGCTGGGCCTGTCCATCAGTGACCTTGCTAGTGCCTGGAGCAGAGTCATTCTCGGACCGTAAATCAGAGTATATGCATCGAATGTCTCTCCTTTATCCTTCACAAGGACAAGGAAGGCTCCTGAGATTTCCAAATCTTTAAGGTCTTCGACTCTCTGCTTTATTTCCTCTACGTCTTCTGCTTCAACATCCAAATCAAACTGTATTCGGACCATTCTATCACCTCCTAAACATTTTCAAGTGGATGCCGTGAAAGCTCACATCCACACTTCGGGCAACTATATACGACGTACAGCGAAGTCTGCTTACCATCGTTTACAGCAATGGCCTCTCTCACTGGCTCGCGATAGTAACTCACACAGTACGGACAGAGCTCACACTCCATCCAATCGTCAGGTGGCTGAGGAAATCGATAGAGGTCTCTCTCGCCTGTTGGCTTCTTCACCAGTTCACTTATCGAAGGCTCGCCGAGCGCTTTCCAGAGATTGTAGTGATACTCGCATAGGTTGCCTCCTCGAACCTTGTTGACTCCATCGTAAACGACCTTTCTCCAACCGTTCTTCTTCTCAGCAACACATACCGTGCACCTAGGAATGAGTTTCTTCTTCAATTTCCTTCACCTTCTTTGTTACCGTTCCATAGAGCAGACTCACTCGATATCCTCTCCGACGAAGTTCCTCGGCTGCTTTCCTCTGGTCGTATGTGATATACCCGCCAGGTTTGTTCGCTCCTCGACCGACAATTCGGATGAGCTCCTCGTCAGACATCTCCCTCCATTTCGTCTTCATCTAGATCACCTACGGGTTCATCCCTCGAAGTGGTACTCGTCCCATCTAAGCCACTCGTATGCTCCTGCAATAATCTTGTCAGCCTCCTCCTTTGACATATCCAAAGTCACCTCGGCTCCGCAATCCTGACATTCGATAGACGTATATTTGATCTCTGGGTGCTCATCATAAGAATCATCCACGTGCACAGTTCCCTCAGCATCAACGCTATCGAAGAGATAGTGCGTTAACGTACCTCTCGCGTAGAACTTATCATTTCCACAGATTTTGCACTTCAGGTCCATACAATCACCTCCCACCTCTGAGTTAAATTAAATTTTCTTTAATTAAATTTTTCGACAGACGCAGTCTGCCAAAGCTTCTCGAGTTTATCGATGATCACCGGAGTATCCTCCTCGAGGACATCTACTTCTAGTGGCACTGAACCTCTATGCTTCATCAAGTCACACATCTCGTCGGTTTCATCGTCAGTCCGTTCGACTTTCTTGTACAGTGAGATGAATCGTTCCATATGTCTGACGATTCTTTCTAACCTGTAACTGCTCAAGCTTATCACCTCCAACTATGCTCCGGCCGGGATTTGAACCCGGGATCAATGGCTCGAAAGGCCATTATGCTTGTCCGGACTGCACCACCGGAGCTCTACGGAGATAGACATTTCGAAGCCTCTCAAACAGTGACTTAGGCAGATTTCGTCTCAAGTAGCGGGTCAACTGACTCTTCCTCCGATGTGGAAGATTCTTTGAGAGCGAAAGCTCCCTCATCAAGAAGTTGAGAGCGGCGTCCTCATCAACATAGTAATAGTACCGCGCACGTCCGGGACATGCAGCGAGACCGTTGAAGAGGTCCGTTGCTCGTCCACGTATGCTACCTCGACCTGACCCTATGACCAGTTGGAACCTACGTATTGCTCCTTTGTCTATAAGCGATTTTAGTCGCACGTTACGTAAATACCCTCTCTCGTAACCCGTTAGAGATGCTAGTTTATTCGTGGTAACTACGCCTTCTCTCCGAATCAGTTCGATGAGTTGTTCATCCGTGTACCTCATCGTCCATCATCCTCAATTCGAGCGAGTTCATTGAGCTTACGCCAGACTTCAAATGGTATTCCTGCGGCCTCACATCGGATCGGATCGAGTGTTTGGTTGTCCATCACCCATTTCCAATACTCATAGGGAATTCCCATGGCTTCCGCCTCATATGGATCGATGTAGATTCGATAGGTCATGTTGCTCCATCTCCTCCTGCCCTCTTCTCGAGCCAAGCCTCTAACTTACTTGGCAAAGGCAGTCTATGCCAGACCTCACCGTCAATAATCACTTCCGCTTGATAACAGTAATCCAGTATCCTCCTGGCTTGCTCTGGTGTCAAATCGGCTACTCGAAGGATGGTGATTACCTCATCCTGCTTCATCTACGCCTCACCTCCCTCCTTCGATATCCTCGATTTCAAGATCGATGAATATCTCAACCAAGGCGTTGTGCACCTCACAGAGGTCCTTAGCAGGACACTTCTCACAGGATGTTGCCTCACAGAAGATATCTACCATCTCTTCATAGAGGCTAACGAAAGATTCGGTCATGGTCCTCACCTCCCTTAGGTTTCTTTCGGTAGACGCTACAGGAAAGAGAGATTTCGCTCAACGTTTTTTACCTTCTAAGAGTTCTACGGTGATTTTGATTCTTACCGTCTTCAACGGGGGAATTTTCAGTTTCTCAATAATCCAATCATCGAGTTTAGGATAGAAATACGATTCCCACTCCGATACTCCCTCTAACTTTGCTTTTGAGAAAAATCGAGGGACCCCCTGAACATGGTAGGCGGAGGTCTTGATCTCCCAAACCGAGGAAACTTTCTTATTCATATTTGGCCACCTCCTCCAGGCTGGAGACATCAGCATAGGTCATGCCTTCACAGCCTCCCGACATCTTTTACATAGCCATGTCTCACCCCAAAAGGGATGACGACCGACGTATTTAAGTATCACATCAGATCGTCCACACTTAAAGCACTTCACGCTTCACCGCCTCCTAAAAGAGGAGAATATTTGGCTCTTTTCCTCCTGTTGCAAACTTGAAGTTTCGTCTATACTCATCGATTTCGTCTGTATTCACGCATATTTTTTCCAGCTCCACGCTCAATCTTCGTCCTTCTTCAGTTCTTGCAATTATCATATGTGGCCTGTATCCTCTTCTTTCCAGATATTTTTTACTCACTATGTTTATACCCTTCTCCTCGATCAGTCTGTTAAAAGCCTCCTCTAAAATCTCCTTTGCTTTTTTCTTTGCTGTGCATATGTATATTCGCCCCGCTTCCACTGGTCTTACTATCACGTCGCCTTCTTTTATCGCATAGGATAGGCGTCTTAACCCCCCTTTTCTTGTCCTATACTTTTGTAAGTATTTTTCCAGAACGTCCTTCCACATTCTCTCCTTTTGTGGCCTCACGCCTCACCGCCTCCCTGATGCTTGCCATGAAAAGGAGTGGCAACAGGGTTAAGGGTCTAGCGCTCTTCGAATCCTCTCGTTCTCCCTTTCTATCTCTTGCCTATCCTCCCATGATAAGTCTCCGGCATCTGTAAGATACCATTTTTGTAAGCACCGACAGCACCGAAGGAAGCGGACGTAACTTAGCTCGCTTTCAACCACGTGTAGGGAATACTTCCCGCACTTAGGGCATGTCCAAAACTCAACGTTCATGCCAGTATCCGCTTTTACGATGATTGAAACCAAGTTGTGAGTGCCCATGCCATATGGCAGTACAACTTCACGCTTACCGAGATGAATGGAATTTTTAACTTTAAGTCCTGACACTTCCACATCGCCCTCCTTTCGTTTCACCTCTCTTCTTGAGGAGGACCCAGAAGCCCTCGTAGGCTTCGAGCCACTCCTCATCCGAGGAGCAGTATGGGCACCCGATGATATAGGTGCCCAAGACCTGCCTCCCACACTCACACTCAAGCTGGTAGCCCCCTATAGGCCCTCCGCACTGGATACACTCGTATCCAGGAAGAGCCTTCACGAGCCTCCAGCGAAAGCCCGTGTGGTGACCGGGCATACATCTCTCAGTCATTTCATCTCACCTCCTATCCAGCATCTTACTCATTTGGTTTTTACGACCTCAAGACAACCTTCCTTCAAACGAAGCGTCTTGGGTAGATCGAACCAGAAGTGTACGGAATACCAGCTCACACTGACTCCATCTATAGGGGTAGCATAAGCATCGACTCTCCGAATCCCTTCGAATTCAGCGATCGTTTTTACGTCATTGTCTTCGAGGTGTACTTCCAAGCCACCCTTCTCTAGCCAAATATGTACGGCCCGAACATTCTCGAATACCTCCTCCATTTTCTCACCTCCTATCCTGCAATCTCAATCCACCAGTCGAAAGCGGCCTCGTCAATCAATGCGACGAGGAACTCCTCGACTGTCTCGTAATCGTACTCCTCCTTGAGTCTTTCAACGACCTCAGCCAGTTTACGTGGCAACGTGACAGTATACTTTACTCCCTCTTGTCCTTTGATGACTTCTATGGGAGTTCGACAAACCCAAGAACCCCACTCGTCTTCGCCGACTATGAAACTCAACCAGAACACTTTGTTGTCTAACGGATTAACCGTCTTACTCGATACCTTCTTCTCTCGTAGATCCACAACGTACCAGTCACCATTTTTCTTCTGTGCATATCCGTAGCCACGGAAAGTTCTGATGAGTCGTTTGAATCCGAGTCTTTCCAGCCAGTCCGGTGGTGTCACAATATCAACAGTAACTTCGCTTACTTCGTACCGACGAACCTTAACGGAGTCTTCTCCTACGACGATCTCGAATTTAGTCGTATCCATTCTTTCACCTCCTAATCAAGGATTGCATGCAGCCAAACTTCAGCAGCATCCTCGATCAATGCGACAAGTAGCTCCTCGATAGTTTTGTGATGGTACTCCCTCTTGAGTCTTTCGACAATCCGGTTGAGTCTATGCGGCAATTTGATGATGTATCTCGCTCCCTCAGGTGTATACTCCGGAGAGTCCATTATTGATTCCATAAGGTAGCTGATATCACGATGCGACCAGCCGAGCTCTTTCAGTTCATGGTAAGCGTAGGAGATGAACGCTGCAACAGTATCCGCAGCCTTTCCCTTAGCCCATTCCTCAAGACACTCTTCGTGCACGTATCCATCCTTCGTTTTGATAGTCGCTCCGTCTCCATGACAGATGATACATTCCATTCTCTCACCTCCTATGGTGGAAAGTAGCAAACGCCGTTGCCTTGGCGTAGGAATTCTTTCTCTTCATCGGCTAGCTCTCCAAACTTCACCTCGTATACTTCGAGATGAAGATATTGCACCGCTGTCTTTGTTGCCTCCTCAACCGTCTCAGCGACGACATAGACGCATTCATCACAATAATCTTCGTCTTGCGAGATGATAAAGACCTTTGCATCATCTGGGATGTCTTGGACTTGCTCAAGGATGTTAGTGATTACCTCTTCGACATCGTTGTAGTCTCCACTCTTCAGAAGCTGGATTTGTTCTGCGGTGAGCTTAATCGTATACATTGTTCTCACTCCCTAGGTTTCATCCGCTTTATCTATCCAGACATCGACAGCGTCATCGATCAACATCACGAGCAATTCCTCGATGTTTTGAATCTTGTACAGAGCTGCGCATTCTTTTACTCTCGCATCTAGGTCTTGGTTGAGACGAAGTACATATCGCTTTCTACCTCGTACGAACGTTGGTGTAGTCGCTGCAGACTTTAGCAGCATCTTAGCATCGAACTGGCTGAGTCCAAGATCACACAACTCATGGTATGCGTACGTTGCATACGATAGAATACTCTCTGCTATCTTCGCTCGAATCCACTTTCCAAGACATTCCTGGTGTATGTAGCCATCTTCTGTCCTGATGTTTGCTCCTTCATCACCACACCAGATACACTTCATAGTATTATCCATATTTCCACCTCTTTATTTAATTTTTTAATTTTTTCATTTAAAATTTTCGACTGATCCAGTCTCAGAGAACGTCTTTCTCCTCTGATATGTTCCACGCAATGTATGCCAGACAGTCAACGATAGCCGATATTTCTATTGGTGTCAATGGACCGAACATCATGTCAGACTCCAAAATATACTCGAGTCCGAGGTCAATGATGTGTCTTGTCTTCTCATCTCTCGGCAGAAACTTCTTTAATATCTCCGTATTACAGTCAGGTTCTTGTCCTCGAACATCCTTCAGGACCTTACGGTATTCATCGATGAGATTCTTGAAGTATGGATCAGACATACGTCTGTCGTAGATTTCCTTGACTTTGTCGATCCACTTTTCAAGGTTATCCATATGCGTCACCTCCTATGTTTTCTACTACTACTACTTTGAATTTATTTTTTTCCTTTATTTAAATTTTTGACTGGTACAGGCAGGTCCTCAGTCTCGTTAGACTCTTAGTCTCCGTTGAGGACGTCTTGCTAGTCTCCCTTGAGGATTTCCTTGTCAACCGTCATTTCTTCGGTCTCCTTTGAGGAAAACCTTGTCAACAATCGTTCCCTCGCCAAACTCCCAGAGGACGGCACAGTCGCTGCTTGGGCGGTTTGCTCCACATTCCACTTTCCGTTGATGATGACGATGACCTTGCGGTTTGTTTTGTCTGACAGTTTGTCTTTCACTTTTCAAGGAAAACACCAACGAATCCGCTGATGGAGATTTTCCTTGATATGTGAATTTACTGTCAGTTTGAGGTTTTGATGATGATGAGGATGAAGACATGGTACACTCCCACAATTGTATTACGATTTATCATCATACAATTTTAAATATTGGTTCACCTACATTAAACTCATGAAACCTACCAAACAGAGACACCATGCGATGTGTGCCCATAGTGTTAATGGGCTCGCGCCCCTGCCGACGGATGGTGACTGTGCATGGTTCGTAGAGGAAAACCAGGTGCACCGCTGAGGCGCTGGCGGGCTGCCACGATTTACAACCTGACGGTCAAGGATGGACCCGTCGAGTTTACTGTTCGCCTCGCCTACTGCCAGAACTGCTGGACTGTCACGGCCATCCGAGTGGACCGCCCACACTGTTGCTCTGCCTGCAAGGTTCCGTGGGACCACATCGATACGATCTACATTCGCCTAACACGCAGCCATGGCACTTGGTCAGTTGAAGTCAAGGAGGTCGATGTGCCCGTCCCGCATATCCTTTGACAGGTTAGTGTCACAGCCCCGAAAACTATATCGGCAACATATTTAAAGGACAGGCATTACCGATAGGACAGCGACCCGACGGTCCTGTTGCTGGTCTCCGCTCGCCACCCAGGCCCCACCCCCCCACTCCTCTCTCAATAGTTTCTCCGTGTATTGCTCCGCGTTGTTTCGTGTATTTGCTCCGCGAGAATCCATGAGGACCGAAAAAAAGAAGAACGACAAAAACGTGGATACTCCGTTGTTGCTAGGGTCAGAGCCCTGGACGTTACTCCGTCTTCTTCTCGGCTGGGAGGAAGATGTACAGCGTCGGATAGAAGGTGTCATCCTCGTAGACGTCGACAGTTGGATCGTCGACGAGCCTCTTGAGCATCCTCTGGATCTGTGGGGAGTAAATCGTCTTCTCAGGAGTAGCGTCGAACTGCTTCATGACGTCCTCGAGCACAGCTCGAGTAACGCCCTTGCCTTGTTTGCCGAGGTTGATGAGGTACTGCTTGATCTTCTCGTAGTCGAAGCGTCTACGTCGTCTGCCCTTGCCCGGAGTGTACTTCTTGAGTCTCTTCCTGAGCTCGTTCAGGTCGATTTTGTCACCCATCGCGATTTCTCACCTCCTGTCCGTTCTGTGAAGACGGACCATGACTTAATTCCATCAATTTAATCCATTCTCTCAAATATTTTATAAATTCTTCTTTAGTCAGTTGAACGGTAGGATAGGCATCAAACAACGCATTGACGAATGGCTTTAGTCTCTTTAGTTCGAGTAGCGAAACTCTCTGTCCGTCAAGTTCGATGTACCTCGAGACTTTCGTATCATCGTGTCCATCAGCCTCTATGATGATCTCTGCAGACTTGAATCCGAGTTCTACTAGTAACTCTGCGTTCTTCTTCAGAAGTCTCTTTGCTTGCTTCTCGAATTTCCGGTTCTCCTTGAGGATCTTCCGACGTAATTGTCTCCACTTGTTCCTGAGGAATAGTCCCTCCTGATATTCTGCGAATCTCTGATCGAGTAACTTCCTTCGTTCTAGTGCTTTCCGTTTGAGCTCTCTCAGTCTCCGGCGTCGTTCTTCCTTTGCCTTCTTGACATCGATCGGCTTCGGCTTCTCGATCGGTATGAGACAACCTGGATGAGGGATTCCTTCGATGTTCAACGTGACCTTCTTGAGCTTGGATTTGAAGTCCTTGTCCTTGTACGTTACAATTGCCTTCGGATTCTTCGGCCTCCCTCGTCTCCGATGTCTCACGAACATTTCTCGAGCACCTGTTGGAGTTTCTTGATGAGTGAGTTAGTCGTCTTCAGTTCATGTTGCTGTTGACGGCCTCTTTCGAGCAGCATCACGAGCAGTATCTGTGCTTCTTCCTTCGTAATTTCCACTTTCATATCTATCACCCCCTAATTATTATTTTCATACGTCTTCGGAGAAACGACGACCTCCTCGGATGGAAGCCATCGACGTAGTGTCCAGGGAACTGAATCTCGCAAGGGACGAACGTTACCTTCCTCTTCCACCGACGATGCTTCCTCTTGTACGTCGGTATTCGCATCCGAGGTTTCTTCTTCTTACTCATTTTACATCACCCAATCCATTTCTTTTTCAACTGCCATCTGGACACGACGTCATGTGTATGCAAAAAGAAGAGTCATCGAATGACTTCGAGACGTCCCTCTCTCAGCCGCAACGTCTGATGAGGTTCGAACCAGAAGTGAACAGAATCCTGATCAATAGCGATGCCGTTTAATTGCGTAGCGTACGCTACAATTCTCTTTACTCCTTTGAGTTCCACCGTCTTCGTTCCTCCTCTAGGTCCGAGATAAACATTCCACTCTTCGAAGAAAATATGGACGTCCCAGACATCTTTGAAGACTTTTTCATCCATATTATCTCCAATCAACATAATCTTTCATTCGTCAACGGATCCATACAGAGCAGAAAAAGAGAGAAACTCACGATCGACTGCCTTGATAGAAGTAGTGACGGAAGGATAAGCACCAATACTTACCGATGGGTAGATACGCATCGATCCACCACTCCCAGACTTCATGGAACGATCCTGCAAGACCAACGGCAGTGTTACCATAGTCGTCAGAAATGTACACTCGACAGCCCAACCTCAGGAGGTCATTGACGAGTTTGTCCCAAAAGTCTGGCACTTCTCCCTCGACTACCTTTCCTCGACGGGAACCCTCCCCTGGATGATAGTCCTCAACCTTCCTCTGAGTTAAACCCATCCGGAAGCCGATGTACTTGTGGATGGTCTCGATAGTCCTCAGTATACGCTTTAGGTTCTCCGGTGTCAATGACCTATGTTCACCAATCCACGTTCGGAGGTTGTCAATCTCCACGGACACCTCTAGAGGCAATCCAGGATATCTCTCCTCGAGATACTCTCGATACTCGTCACTTAACCAAGATGTTATTTCATTCATATCATCACCAATCACAACAATTCATTTAGCCCCGAAAAAGAGAGAAGACGTCAAAGTATGCCGAGAATTCCCGCACCCTTGCCGAAATTTCGTGGGACCTTGCCCGTCTTCACGATGTAGCTGACCCTGTTGTACAGCACTATGCCCGTCTCCGGACAGATGACGTACCAGTAATCCTTGCCGTCCTCCGTCACATCGAAGTCGATGCACCACTTCAGTGGCCTTTCGTCGCACTTTCTGCACCTGAGACAGATGCTCCTTGCTGCAGATAGTACGTCTCTTACGACGTACTCATTCGACGACTCCGTTGTCAATCCGATTGATTGAAAGATATTCTTCTTTTCCATTTTAATCACTCCTTAAATTTCTTTTTCAAGGTAAACCGCCCAGCAGTTGCATGCACATTCCGGACAGACTCCGACGCCTAACTCCGTGATGACGTACCTTGGAGACTTTTGCAGCTCTGCGATCTTTTCCATCTCATGGATGGGACATAAGACGTATCTCTCCAACTTTCCCTCGAGATATTCCTCATATGCACTTTTCATTCTACATCACCGTCCTAAAAAATTTTTAATTCTCGAAGATGCTCCGCCGTCTCAATGCCATCTTGACTACCGCCTCAATGAGGATACAAAGTAGGATGACGGATAAGCAGAACAGCATTTCAACTATCTTCATCTCTACCACTCTCAAAAAAAATTATTCTTCAGACTCTTCAAAATCAAACGTCACTTCCACCCTAATCCAATCCTCACCACACTTAATTTTAACAAACTTACCTCTTTCAATCACATCCTTTAACTCCTCTAACTTTTCAATTATCTTCTTTACTTCCATCATTCATCACCATTCCAAAAAATTTTTTTAATTAAACTCTATACCTATTAAACTCATTATACCATCCTATCCTCCCACTTACTAATCCCTTCAATCTCCCACTAACTCTATTATACAACCTTAAACCTCTTTCCCTACACTCAACAAACCACACATCTAATCCCTCATCATTCACCTCAACTCCAACTCTCCACTTTAATTCTCCACTACACTTCCTACAATTCAAACACTCCCTTCTCATACTACTTAATACATCCCTAACAACCCTCTCTTCAATCTCTCCTTCCTTAACTTCTATCCCCAAACTTTCCCATATACTTCTCTTCTCTTCCATTTTCATTCACCATCCAAAAAAATTTTTTATTCCAAACCCCACAACTCACTTAAATACATCTCCAACCTTACCAAATCCCTCCATAACAACTTCACATCCTCCTCCAATTCCAACACCATATCTCTCACAATATTTCTCAATATAAATCTCTTCTCTTCCACATTCTCTACAAATTCTTCATCCATTTTCATTCACCCATCAAAATTCATCTCAAAACTACACATCCTTCACATCCATCAACAAAATCATAAAACACAATCTCCCTCAATCCTTCTTCATCATACACCTCCTCACATACACAACCTACAACCTCCCTTACCACACTCACATATCCCAAATCATCAATTTCTACAAACTCTTCATTCATTTTCATTCACCATCCAATAATTTATTTTTTAACCCTTCCCTAACAATATATAACCCCCGCCTACCAACTCTTCATACAACTCTCAAAAAAATTAAATTAACTCTCTACCACACCATTCTCAACAACCCACTTAACACAACCTAATATCCTCTTCACCTTCTCTTCATCACCCACAATATCACTAACTCTCTTCCTCAACCAATTCCACTTACTCTTCTCTATTCTTCTCATCTTTACATCACCACTCCAAAAAATTTTTTAATTACTCAAACCTTCTTAACTACTACATCACCAAACCTAACTCTCCATTCATATCTATCCACATCAATTCTCCACAACTCACATCTCCTCATTCTCAAAACTACCTTTCCTTTCATTCATTTCACCTCACTCTCTTTTCTTATTTCTTCACATATCTTCCTCAATTTACAATTCCACCAAACATACTTACATTTCTCACCTAACACCAAACAAAATCCATTCTTATACTCCTTACAATCCACATCTCCATCAACCCTTACAACCTTCCCATCATCAACCTCCAACCAAACAACCTTTACACCATACCTCTTACACAATTCAAACACCATTTTACTACCCTTACCACAATAACCCCTTTCAACCACACAATACACAACATCACACATCTTCACAATCCTCAAATTCCTCCAATAATACAACTTATTACCATACACACCATACAACCTCCTATTAACACAACACCTTACCAAATTCCAACTCCTCCTTTCACAAATAACCCTAACAAACTCATCAACACCACTACCACAATCACCACTAACAAACACCACACCACCACCAAACCTTTTCACAATACCTTCCATCAACCTTTCAATAAATTCAACATCCTTAAACCTTCTACTACCTACTATACCTACATACATTTTAATCATTCTATACCTCTTTTTTCCTAAAATCTTTCCTCCTTCACCTCTTCTCCTCCTCTACCTGGTCTCCCTCTACAGTTCCCCGAAGGAACGCATAGTGTAACTGGCGACGGACACGTCAATCAAACAACAGACCACCGAAAATACGAAAGTCCCGTGAATGCTTGCAGTCAAGATTATCCTTTGATGAGACGGCAGTTACAACAGATTTAAATAAAGGATCATCTATCTATTTCTTGTATATGTCCTGTCCAGTTTGTTTCCACCCGAGAGCTGAGGAAGTACTCCGAAGAGTGAGAAACGGAGAGATAACCCTCAAGCAAGCCGCACAAATACTTGGTGTAACTTACCGTCAGTTATGGAACCATACAAGATTCCACATGGGACGTACAAAGGAAATCCGAGAAACTGACGTCGATGCATTGGAAGTCCTCCAGGAGATCACCAAGATCTTGAAGGGAAGACTCGAAGAACTCCGACATTTGGATATCAGTCCGTCAAATGAACGAGCTATCGTTGCAGTATGCGACTCTCTGCGCAAAACTATCATGGATCTCGAAAGACTCGCAGGGAGGTTGCAAGCTGCACCGATCATTCAACTTCAGAAAATTACAGTTCACTATGAATATCTCCTCCAGTTGATCACATCAGAGCTGCCAAAGGAATATCAAGAACGCATCCTCAAGAAACTCGAGGAGATGCCCGTTGCTTGAGCCGAGGGAGAAGACAATAAAAATTCTCAAAGCGCTACAGGACCCTGTCTTTTTCTGTGAAGACCCTTACTTCCTTGGACTGAAGCCCTTCCCTAAGCAAGCGGAAGTCCTCCGAAAGTTCTATGAGGGGAACTACACAGAGCTCGTTTTGATTGCAGGCAACCGTAGTGGCAAAACAACTCTCGCGTCGATTTTTGCTTCTTATGAAGCTTTCAAACTCCTAATCAAACCAGATCCAGCGGCATATTACGGTCTCACTCCCGGATCGTTAATCTTCATCATTGTCGTAGCAACATCGGAAAAACAAGCATCCGACACAATCTTTCGTGAGATCTTCAATCGAATTGCTCGCAGTCCCTTCTTCCGTGAATTCCGTCCGAGGTTTCTCAACAACGAAATTATCTTTCCATCCAAAGGCATTCACATTCTCTGTGGAACTTCATCGTCAGCTTCCCTTGTTGGTAGAAACGTAAAACTTGCAATTTTTGATGAGCTTGCTAGATTTGAGGAGTCGACATCTAAGCGTGGGGCGTGGAATGTCTATACGTCTTTGAAACGATCTACTGCAACGTTCGGATCGGAGGGTTACTGCATCAGTATCTCATCGATCCGGCATTCATCTGACATTATGATGCAACTCTACCAACAGGCTCAGACAAATCCAAAGATGCTCGCACTAAAATACGCAACATGGGAATTCAATCCTCGGATTTCCTTTGAAGACCTCCAATACGAGCGCCAACGCGATCCAACAACTTTCTGGAGAGACTTCGGATCCGTTCCCTTCGCAGGAACAATGCAATACTTCTCGAATCCGGATATCATTCCGTTTGATAGTAGTATCCCGAATAACCTAGAACTGATGGCGAAAGGACTCGCTCCGACATTTGATACAACTGCTACGTATGTTCTCGCTGGAGATCCCGCACTGAAGCATGACGCATTCGGGCTTGCCTTGATCCATGAAGCTGACCCCGATCAGTATATCGTCGACGGAGCCTTTCGGTTTGCTCCGGAGAAAGGCATCGAGCTCTCACCGATTGAAATTAAGAATTTTATCTTGAAAGTCGTCCATCTGGCTCCAGTAGTTGTTGCTGTATTTGACACCTGGCAATTTCCAGAGCTCCAAGAAGAGATTGCCTCAACAGGTGTCCTCGTTGTCAATCACATCGTTCGAAAAGAGGACTACGATCGTTTCAAGGAAGCATGCTACCGAAGAACCATCAAACTCTGCGAGTATCCATGGCTTCGTCAGGAATTCCGCCAACTGCAAATAATTAATGCGAAGAAAGTCGACCATCCGCCCGGTGGATCGAAAGACGTTGCTGATGCCGTTGTAAACTCACTCTACGGAATTACGGAGTTGCTTCCTCGGCGATCGTACCCGCTAAATGTTGTAACAACTTTCAGGGGGTAGAACATGTCATCAATCGTAAGAGGACTAAGGTCTCTTGGAAAGAGGATCCGTCTGTCTTTCACAAGCAGTGGATCTGTACCAATCATCTCGCCAGTAACCTTGCAGTATCCTGTTTTGATGCCTCTGCGAGACATCTACCAAAAACTCCGAGAAGCGTCTAATAATAAATACAAACTCTACAGAGTTCTCGCAGAGATCGATCCCGAACTTTGGGGCTCTATTGATCGTATTGCAAAGATGGTACGATACGCTTACCAAGGTGTTTCACTAAAAGTTGGTCGTGACCTCGACGAAGAAGAGAAGGAACTCCTCGAAGACCTCAAAAACCTCGAGGAGGAATATTCATTCAAAAATCTTTTCCAAACTATTGCCGAACAGCTTCTGATGTACGGAGACTTCATAGCATTCATAGACTTCAAGAAAAATGTCGGGCTCACGACTCTTCAGCCATTGCCAATTGAATATATGACTATCCTTGAGAAGGAAGATCAAATCGGTCAAGCCGATGCACAGATCTTCGAACGAAACATCTATGTCCTCAACGAACTAAACGACGAAAAACGCAAAATCTTCAAGAAGGACAACATTCTTCACGTCGGATTATCGAACCAAGCTAAGTCCGTCAGAGACCTCTATGGTCGTTATACTTTCGGAGTCTGGTCAATGTCGCCAATCGAAGCGCTGAAATACAAACTCCTTTGGAAACTTTCAGCAACAATTGATGATATTATCATCCGTCAGAAACTCATCCCGAGAGAGCATCACAAACTTGATCTCAGTGCATTCGACCCAAGGTTCTATCCAGGAACAACCTTCGAGGAGAAAGCAAAAAAAGCAAAGGAAGCTGCTCAGCGATTTGTTGAGAGCTATAAGCGGGACATTGCCAAGGCACTTCGTGAACCTGATAGGAGTTACATCACAGGCAAGGAAGTCGAAATCGGATTCGTAGAGCCGAAGAAGGTAACATATACATCGCCAAACGAGCTCATCGAGCAGATCGACAAGTCTATTTTCTCCGTCATTGGACCGGTTGAGACTGCGCTAACTGGTCGTGGACGACGTACTTATGCAACAGAACTAATTATCGCTTCATATGCTGTTCTATGTGCGGAATCTATAGCCGACATAATTAAAGACGAATTGATTAAGGTGTGCCGCCGTCACTTACGCGAGAAGTTTGGCCTTAAGGCTGAGAAGCACCTGAAGAAGGTGGACATTAAGGTGAAGCTTGTCCTTGACGTCCTACGGGGTGAGAGTATCCGGCAAGCAGCTGTCTTATCGTCAATCGGCATCTTCACGGAGGATGAAATCCGAGGATTGGTCGGATTCGATCCGCTGACCGAAGAACAACGTCAGCGAATTGTCTCGAAGGAGCCTTCTCAAGGGCGGGCTGGTCAATATACTCAAACAATTGCGGATATCGTGCGGGATTACATCCGCCGCACAAAACCTATCGAGGAGCCTGTTACTCCTGAAAGTGATAGAGAAAGGCAGGTGACTTAGATGTCGCATGAGGAGAAAATCGCAAGAGTCCTCTGTTTAGTAGGCGAGAAGTTTTGTGTGTTCTGTGAGACTCCGATGGAGTTCCGTTTAGCAAAACTTGGAGCAAATCCGCCGACGATTCCACCGCATGTGGACGTATATCTCAAATGCCCGAACTGTGGGTGGGTTGCAGAATTCGGGATTCCACTAAGTTCTGACGAGTACCGAGAACTGCGAGACTTCATTAATGCTAGAGTATTAGAGCCTTTTGATCGCCAGGAATCCGAGGAAAAGATCATCGAGAAACTTCGCAAACTCGGATATTATCCATAGGTGGAGACCATGGAGCTCACCTTCCTGGGGACACGAGGAGAAATTCGTGAAAAATCCGATGACCACAAGATGCATAGTTCCTTGCTAGTAACTCAAGGTGAGACCAAACTTTTAATCGACTACGGCGAGACTTTCCGGAAATCAGGTGTACTTCAGCGAATTAAGCCGACATACGTTTTGCTCACTCATGCGCATCCTGATCACGCATTTGGGCTTAAGGATGTAGATCTCCTTGGACTCGATGTTTGGATGATCTCAGCGGTCTGGGAGACGCTGCCGAAAGACATCCGTGAGATCATCGACAAGAAGGAACTCCATCGATACGAGTGGAACACACTTGGGGATTTTAAAGTCCGGCCGATTCCCGTGACACATAGTGTCAAATGTCCAACGAATGGGTTTATCATCACAGACGGAAAGGTCACAATTGGCTACTTCCCAGACGTCCTCGCAATCCGTAATCGAGAAGTCGTTTTGAAGGGCCTCGACTTGTATATTGGCGATGGATCTGCGTTAGACAAGCCGATCGTTCGAAGACATGCTGAGACTGGACGTCCAATCGGCCATGCATCAATGAAAGACCAAGTTCGCTGGTGTTCAGAAGCTGGAGTGAAACGTGCCATCTTCACTCACTGTGGGAAGGACGTTGTGACTTCAGACAAGACCAAACTTACAGATTTCCTTGAGGAACTCAGCAAGACCTATGGAATCAAAGTATCCATTGCGAAAGACTCCCAGAGGGTTTCGTTGAGCTCAACAGAAGGCAAGATATTTCTCGGTAAACCAGGAATCTACCTCGTCCCACCCCACGGTCAACTCATCATACGAGGGAAGAAGACATTAATTGTCAGTGCGAAGCCAGCTCCAGAGGACTATCTTAACAAGCCCATCTACCTAGTTGAAGATGGCAAGGTTCTCGGAACATTAGTCCTCACTAAAGTCCGAGGGCCTTACAATGCGGACTTAGTTAGAACGAGGCTTCGCAATCGTCACAGGATCACAGACGAAGAGTGGGACCGTTGGGCAAGTAAATATCCAAAGTGGAACGAAGAGGTCTACGTCATTGAGTTCGAGAAAGTTACGCCGTTCGACGAACCAATTCCGATCAAGATTTCTGGGGTGCAGAAGTGGATTAGAAACATTGAAATCAAGATCCCTGTGAGGAAGTTAATCAGTCCAGCAGAGGTCAAAGAAGTTCTCAAGAACCCCGAGATATTGAAGGAGTGGTCAGACAAACGTCTCCTCGACGACCACCGTATCTGCCATCTCTGGTCTGGTAAGAACTGGAAGACCTTACCGAAGGATCTCACCAAATCCGAAGTTCGTAGGTTACACGCATTAATCGTCGCAGAGATGCATAGACGAGGAATGTCTCACAATACGCCTTTGGCACGATCATTTGCAGTTGCTGCTGAGGATAACAGTCTCGACGCACAGATTGCAAAATTCGGACGAGCGCCATGGTTCTACGTCAATGGCGACTGGATGAAGAACACAAACCGAACAGGCGTTGAGACTGCTGAGTGGATCAGTAATCTTGTGTCGACCGTCATCTGCAAGGACATTGGATTCGCATCGAGACAGATACTCAAAGAACACGGAGTATCCGTCGAGACTTTAGATGGCACAGTTCGCGAAGCACTTGAAAGTCTCCGACGTCCACTCGTTGTCCAAGGTGAATCGATCGAGGAAATTCTCAAGAAAGTCAACCAACCTTCACCATTCGCACCAGTGCACCACAAGGACACCGAACAATCCATTACTCTTGAGGAAGTCCTCAAGGCATGGGAGAAACCCATCGTTCTTAAGAAGGGATACATCACTTTAGTCGGTGGATTGCCTTCCTGGGGAAGCACCTCGAACGACATCGACGTATTCATCAAAGACAGAGAATGGGTGACACACATCCATCAGCCACTTCTCTTCCGCCTTGGACGTGCACTTCCAGGCAACCTCGGCGAGAAGATCCAACTGTTATTCGCCGGCGAATATGGTGGAATCTTCACAAGTCACATCCCGATTTACGACCTCGTTTTGGTGCCCTCAGCGGATCGACGCCTAATCCGCATGGAGACTCCAATTGTAGCCTTGGCCGAGGATGCCGGCGACCTCGAGGGAATTAAAGATGTAATTATTATCCCTAAAGTAGAACGAGAGAATAAAGATGGTGGGAAAGTTGAAAATCAAGCGTCTACTGGAAGTTAATCCCGATGTAATCATCTACGATCCCCGTCATAAATTCGACGACTTACAAGGCCAAGCCATCATCATACGATCTGCAAAAGCAATCCGACAATTGATTGCACATCCAATCCGGGATCCAGTAGCAAAGAAGGAAGCACTGCAATCGCTCAAGGAAGACAAGGTCAAGCCACTACGCTTCGTCATTCCACTGAAAGGTTACCGAGCCTACTACAAATTTCCAATTCTAGCAGTTAAGGAGATCGAAGGATGGTTTAAACCAGAAGACTTTCCGGTGTGTACTCAGGTCAAATACGATGGCGTCCGAATGCTCCTTATGAAGGACGGAGACAAAATCATCATTCGAACTGACGATGGAGAAGACGTCACGAAGAAACTTCCAAGTATCGTCGCATTAGCAAAGAAGATTCTTCCGAAGACTGTCACATTAGATGCTGAAGTCGAATATTGGATCGGAGACGAGCATCAACCTCGTGAAGAGATGGCAGGTTTAATTCACGAGGAACATCCAGATGACAGTGGAGTATGTTTCAACATCTTCGACGTCCTTTACTTCGACGATCCAAAGTACTCTCATCATGATGTCAATCCGACAATTGGTGACTTACACAACAAACCATACGAATTGCGATTGAAGTATCTAGACTTAATTGACTTCAAGCAGTCAACAGCCGGTGTACGAAAGTTCGGATTCAATCTTGCACCAACGAAGGTCGCAAAGAATCCAAAGGAACTGCTCGAAGCACTGAAATGGGCAGCAAGCGGCAAAGCATCCGAGGGATCTGTCGTGAAATCCTTGAAGAGTATCTACGAGCTCGACGGATTGACAGACAAGTGGCTGAAATGGAAGAAGATGGGTGAGATCCACGCAATCGTCTATAAGCAAGAGGAAACAAAAACGAAAGGCGTCTATACACTCTATCTGGCTGTTAGAATTCCACCAGGATGGAAAGTCCCTGAGAGGGAAATTGTCGAGGTAAACGGCAAGAAGTACATGCATTTATGCAAGTCGTTTAATGTCAAAGGAGGTGCTCCAGTCGGATCAATCGTCACGATATCCTTCCACACGATCAATCACTATAAGAAACTTAAGACTGGTGAACAATGGATTCGTGCGTATGAGCCAAAGTTCATCGAGAGACGACCGAAACAGAAAGTTCCAGACAGTGCACGGGACGCAATTGATATAGCTCATCAGCTGGAATTGTTGACCGTCAAGGAACTAGCAGCAACTATCCTTCCAATGGACGACAAGCCTCACAAGGCGGTCATGCAGCATCACTATAGATGCGAATTTGAAGATTACCTTCCATTTGAAGCAGGACTGCCTGGATCGCCGTGGTTTGAGCTTGCTTTGGACAACCTTATCAGATCCTTCGAGTTCGAACTAGTCGTTGCTTTGGAGAAAGATCGAGGGCGCCTTGTTGAGCTCGGAAGGTCAGTACATACAGATTTCCGAATCAAAGTCGGTAACGTTCTGAAAGGTTTTACAATCATGGATGCACGTCCAGGGAAGATCAAAGAGCCTGTCCGGACAGTTAAGCAAGCTAAGGAACTTGAGAAGGATTGGGAGACTTACTTCAAGCTTTCCAACAAACCCGAGACTTATCTTGTCAGTCCGAGGCGAAAACTCTGGGTAGAATTGAAGAAGCCAGAGCCCCTTGCATGGTTGAATGTCGAAGGCGTTGTCCCACCAGGGAAGGTTGGAGCCACTCGTTACGAGTTTGGAGTGTTCAGTATCTTCGACAGACCAATCGTCTATCCAGGAGCACAAAAGCCCGACTTTTGTGAGCTGTTCCTCTACGGGAAGCGTTTCACGGGACGTTGGGTAGTCCGTCTTCTACCAAATCCGTGGAGAGCCGAGATGCCAAGGAGAGCTTTCGTTTGGCTGATGTGGAAACCTGAGGAGCAAACACCGTATGTTCTCTCCCGTCGAGCCGTTCAGAAACGATGGATGCCGCCGGACGGAATTAGCTGTTTACCTCCAGAGATCCGCCAACAGATTCCAGAGAAATATCAATATTGGAAGAAGAAAGGTGCTACAGCTCGAGCGATTCGTGACGAGTTAGTCAAGGCGATTCGTCGAGGGGAGGTGAAAATACGTCCGGTGAAAGTTATTCGCCGAAGTGCACAATAACGATTCAGTTACGGCGACGACTCGGCGAATATCTCTACTTCTATCCGTGGGTTGTCCTCTACGGAGAAAACGACGAACTGAGAATGTACGCCGACCTTTACAACGGTAGGGTTTATGGGGACCATTGTGTCATCAGTGGATGGCACGATGTCATAAAGTTCCTCAAGGAAAACGACATTCCAGAGAAGTTTCGTCAAAGAGAAATCATCTTGAAGCTCTACGACTATTACAAGATCTACGGATCAGCCCTCTGGAAGTCACCATCGGCCGTCGACCTTCTTTCAGAACTCGTCGAGATTAATCGACGAGGCAATCGACAGACTTCCCTCGATAAATTCCTACAAACCTATCATCAAATATATCTCTCGGGAGTGTAATTATGACAGTAATGTCGCTCGTTTCGGCAATGTCCTCCTCTGAAACATCAGAGGAGCTCGAACGCACATACGAAGTCTCCCTTGGAGACGAGACTACTACGATGGTTCTCCCTTACACAGTGGAAGCTGATCAAGTCCTCTCGTGGAACTTCAAGGAGGTAGTGCTCCAAGAACCTCCAGATATCAAGGAACCGATCAAGTGCAAAGCAGTTCTCCAACATCACTGGTGGGAGGGAAAGGTCAAACCAATACGTGTGGGACCATCTACGGAGCATTGGGATTTGAGAATCCTGTGGAAGAAGGACAAATCTCTTATGCATTTCATCCTCTATAGTAATCTCCTGACGGCCGACGAGTCACCTGCAGTATTTGACTGGTGTAGCGACCATTCCTGGATGGAGAAAGGCAAGAAAGTCGAGTACATTCCTCCTGGTAAACCGGGGAATCCCACGAGGAATACTCCTGCCTACGTTGAAATTATCGATTCTGGAGAAGTAACGATTTATGAATCGTCCGATGTCTTCGTCAAAATGGACGTTAACTTCAAGAAGCTTAAAGGTCACTTCGTCGCAATCCGTCGAGATCCCCGTCAAAACCTCTGGATAATCCGGAGGGAGAAAGCTGGTCCGGAAATAAAGAAAGGGAGTTGACGAGTTTGATGGAGGAAAGTCAGTTGACAAGTTTATCCTTTAATGAGAACGGGAGTATTGTTACTCTACAGAGTCCTTTCACTTGGAAACGTATTGGAGAAGTCCTTGAAATCGAAGGGACTTTACTTGCTGAAGGTCGATGGACAGGATTAGACGGTGTTCCAATTTACTATCCATCTGAAGCAATCAAATCAGCGATTGACTCAGCAGTTGGTATTCCGATAAAATATAAGCATCGTGATGAAGCAGAAGCCGTCTGTGGCTTCGTTACAGCAGTTAAATGGTCTGGTAACCGAGCAGATTTTAAGGGTATCATCTTCTCAAAGGACGTTATCGATCGTGTTGAACTTGGCCTCCTCGACGGTGTCTCCATGGAAGCCTACGTCAACACCAAAGAGGAGGCTGATAGAGGACTTGTCGCAACATCTCTCAAGTTCACTGCAGTTGCTTTAGTTGAGAATCCGGCGTGCGAAGAATGTCGGATCTCAACTGTTTGTCCTATATCTCTACAAAAGCCGACGGGCGAAAAAGAGGATGCCCCGACGGGGGAGGTGGTAGGTATGGCCGAGAACAAGCCTAAGCCTGAAGAGTTCTTCAAGTGGATCGAGGACAAGCTGAAGGCTGCCGGAATCTCTGAAGAGGTCATCGGTAAGATCATGGATATTCTGAAGAAGGCTATCAAGGTACCGTATCCTTATCCGTCGCCGGAGAAGTACCCTGAACCGAAGAAGGCCGAGGACGTCTTCCCTATCGAAGGACTAACCGAGGAAATTCCTGCTGAGGAGTTCCTTGCTAAACCTACTCGAGCTGCCTTCCTCAGGTGGTTCAGGAATCAGTTGAAGAAGCTGGACCTGAAGCCTGAGCAGGTCACTGCTGTCATGAATCTTTTCAAGAAGGCTATCAAGACTCCGTATCCGTATCCGTACCCTGCTCCTGTGAAGGGCGAGGCACCCGAGGAGTATGAGGCAAAGATGAAGGAGAAGGACGAGTTGATAGCCAGGCTTGAAAAGGAAAAGAGTGACCTTGAGGCAGAGCTTCGTGCTATTCGCGAGGCCGAAGTGAAGTCTCTGCTCGAGCGGGTGAAGGAACTCGACAAGGAGTTTGACGCAGATAAGTTCTTCGAGGGAATCGACGACCTCGAGTTGCGGAAGAGGATGTTGGAGAGGTACCTTGAGTCGATTCAGCGCGTGACGAAGGGACCAAGTGTCCAGCTATCTGTTGACGATACTAGTGCTCTTGAGCAGAGAATCACGCAAGTTCTCAAGTCAATGGGCATCGACGATGTGAAAGCCTTTATCGAATCGAGGTGATGTGAATGGGATTTGTGAAGGAGCCGAATCTCCTATATCTGAAGTTGGATGACGCTGTAGCCGTTGAGAAGCCTGGTCTCTGCCTGAAACTAGCTTCCGATGGTGAGCTAGAGCTCTGTGGTGCTGGAGACCGTTGTATCGGAATTGCTGCGATGACCACCGAAGATCCACTGAATCCTGGTACTTACCTGAAGGGTGTCGAAATCGCACTTGTCAGAGAGGGAATTGTCTATTTGCAGTTACCTGCTACTCACTCAGCAATTAGTCCTGGAGATCGTCTTGCAACTGCTGATGATGGCTACGTCACTAAGTTCACTGACGGTGACACTTCCACTGCATGGCCGGACACCTACGCTAAGGAAACCGCCGAGTCGATTACCGACGAGATCATCTCCGTCATCCGTGAGGAGAAGTCAATCGTCGGAATCGCTCTGGAAGCCAAGGCCGAAAATGCCGGTGGAGAGATCAAAGCACTGCTTACGTTCGCTGCGAGGTGATAGAAGATGAGTGGCATTAAGACCCTACTAAGTGAAAGGGAGTGGAAAGCCCTGCAGGCAACTTCGTCTGACGAGGCTATACGCCGAGAGATAGTCAAGCAGCTCATCTACAAGAAGGCTGACTTTATCAGCGTCGGCACGAAGATCGTCGGTGTGCAGGAATTCGACAATCTCGACGTGAAGTATTCCTTCCCGTCCGAGATTTCCGTCGAATATCCAGTACCTGAGTTTGCTGGCGCTGACTTGTCTCAGATCACTTGGACGGACTTCGGTTTCTCACTGAAGAAAGCCGAAGGACGGTTCCTGATCTCAGACGAGGCTATGATCCGTGGGACCGACAGGGTGCAGTGGACGACCGGCATCCGTCGTTGCTCTGAGGGGATCGCTAAGGCGAAGGATGAGAACATCCTGGATACCCTCGTGAACGGAGCAGGGGATGAGTTTGCTGCGACTGCAACGTGGGATACTGCAACTGTTGCGGAGATCACTGGTGACATTTCGAAAGCCATCAACTGCATCCTAAGTGCCAAGGGTGTTTCAGATACTGACATCAAGAACATCGTGTTCGTGCTTCCGCTGAAGGCCTGGACGGGTGTCCTCCGTGTCCTCGACGTCGAGGGCTTGAGGATGTCTCTGTTCAACTGGCTTCAGCAGAGCTACGGCATCTCGTTGATGCCGACGAAGCATTTTGACACTTACGGACTTGCGGTGTTGCGTGGTGCCGATACTGCTATCCACGGTGTCCTCCGTGCTCCTGCTGGAATTCCACTCGTGGAGACCAAGAGACACGAGGGCATTGGTACGGAGTATATCGTCCGGCAGTTCTTCAACACGAAGGTTGTCCCCGAATCCGCCGATCAGGCAACGAGCAACAGGATAGTGAAGATAACCGGAATAGCCTCGTGATCCGAAGGCGAGAGACTCCGTGGAGACTACGGCTAGTGTGGGAGCCGACGGAGAGGCCCACACCGCTACCGGGGGAGCGAACTGGCCC